AGGAGATTCAGATGGATAGTTGTACTGATTGTGAGGATTGCAAGCGTATAGCTGGTGGTTTTGCAAATGGAATGAGATGCGACAAACACGGTGTAGGAATGATTCATAATTGCATTCCTGCAGTGATGAGATATAAATCATCTATAGAAATTATAATTGACCGTCTTGAAAGTATAGAATTTCGCCTAGGCAAGCTGGAGATTAATGGTGGAGAGAAATGATATGAAAGAAGGAAATCCTTTGCGTGAGTTCTTTGAAGATATTGAGTCTGTTTGCCACAAGCATTATCAAACGGTTAGTGATAATGGATATTATGGAAAGCTTATGCTTACGCTTGATAACATTAAAGGCGGCAGAACGGAGTGGTTGGGAAGCATTTGGGAAAAACCTAAAGGAGATAAATCATGAAAGACTATGGAATAGATGTGTTTGCACAATGCATAGGCGGTAAGGTTGTATTTGTGAAAAAGCCTCTTGTGTTTAAGGATGACAAGAAGCCATTTGTTAATGCCGAAAAGGTTCTACGTAGAACATCGTTGACTAATGATAAGTCTTATCTTACTTCTGTGATAAAGATAGAAGAATGTAGGCCAATTGCGATGTCGTCTTTAGAGATTATGGATGTAAGGGTTGCATAATTATTGTAATTATATTAACTTTATTTATTTTGGAGGGTAGTTAAAATGAGCATTTATGAAGTAATAAAGAATTTTGATAATGAGCTTTGCGTATTCGGACTTAAGGCTGTATTTCGTGACGATTATGTTGATTTTATAGAGCGGAATAATGGCTTTAAATATGAAGAAGCAGAAAGGCTAAGGGAGCAAGACAAGTTAACCCATCATTCTCGGATAGAGTCTTTAACTAAAGAGCAAATAGACTTAGAAAAGAAACATTATTTCGATGAGGAAATGGAACGCATTAAAGAAAATGAATCTATTCGGTTAAAAAATGATAAATTAAAGGTTATAGATTTTCATTATAAGCAGATAATAAGCCCTACTAAAGTTTGTCCAGGTAGGGTAGATTATAAAAAGCATTATGTAGATTGTTTTACGCTTGAAACCCCCAATGGTTCTTCAGATTCCCATATTACTTGGGTTAATTCGGAATGTGTTTTTTGTGCAAAATGTGAAACTATTGAACTTAGGTCAATGACAAAAGATTTTTGGGAAAAATTTATTAAAGATGATATGAAGAATGTAGGTCTGTAAGAGCTTGGAGTGCGTCATGATCGTATTTAAACATGGAAAAGTAGAAACTCTGCCTCATATATACACTGCGGAAGATAATCGTCCCCTATATGAGATTTTTGCGGAATTCTGGAGTTCTGAAGAAGTTAATAATATTCTTAAAGAGAATGAGGATAAAGAGGATGAAAAGTAATGTTATTGATATGAAGACAAGAGAGAAGATTGCAATAGATAAGCCTAGGAATACTGACCCAGGCGGAATCTTTATGCCAACGATTGATATGATTGCAAGTATTGCAGCATATGGCCCAAGATGCTTTCTCGTTGGCGCATTGCAAGAATATGCTAATTCATTAAATATCCCTCCAGAAGACCTTAGGACTTTAGTGTTTATATTCGATAGCAAGAATTCAAAGTCTTTCTTGGTCAACAATTTAAAAGAGAAGGCTGATGCTATATTTAGCGGGCAAGTTATGTTTGAGTGATGTGTAAACTACCAGAGATTATTATTGCATTGCTGTTTTTTATTACTATGTTTGGATGTATGTACATATTTTATTTGTTAGAGCAGTCGAGTTAAAAATAGTTGCACAATGGTTTACATATGTTATATCATTATGATATTGGGCGTCCTGGAAGTGGAAGTGCAGATATGAATGAACTCTGTACTTATGGTTCGATTCCATACGCCTATGTTTATTTATAGGGGAAATATAAATGTCAGAAAATTGTGAAAAAATGGATCCAGAATTGAAAAAGAAATGTATTGAGATATTGGAGCAAAGGCATGATCTTGTTGAAAAAATAAGAGCATTTAAGGAAGATAAAAACATGCATTATGCAATTTATAAACCGGCTTTATGCATTTCTTTGGCACATCACATTGCAGATGAAACTCAGCTTCATTGTTTGAGCACAAATAGACTTATTATTGAGGCAAGTAATAGGAGTCTAAACGACTTGAGTGATGCCGTAAGGATAATTTGCAATAGTTTTTTTGATGACATACATATATTTGCATTGGATATTTTTCAGGAAAAAATCGCGAAAGGTGAACTTGTTTGCGCGCCTACTATTTCTGATTAATAAGTTTCAGTTATGCGAGGGTCCATCTGGTGATGGGTGAGTGATAAATTGATGCTTAAAGAGTCCAAAGGGCTGTGACATGGCCAGCCACTTCAAGCTACCACAATTTATCATGATCGGGTTCGATTCCAGCCTGACCACCATTTTATTAAAGGAGAATACAATGTCCAGTGTTTTAATTAAAGTTGATAAAGAATGTGCGGAAAAATTTTCTGAAGCTATAAGAAGTATTATAGATAATAATGGGTGTGAAGGATCCCCTATCTATAGAAGAGGAGTTGGCGCTGATGGGAAGGAATTTTTTTCTTATGTTATATATGGTGATGATTCAGAAAAAAAAGAATTAATAAATAATTTAATAAAAAACCATGATTGGAATTCTGATGGAATTACAGGTTTCGAGATACCTAAGGTTATCTCTTATAAAGAGTATGAAGTTGAAATGAAACCGTTAGGAATTATTGAGTTTTTAGATTAATATAAGTCCAACTTATTAAAGGAGAGTAATGTGGATTTTGCAGAATTCATTAGTAAAATTATTGCTTGTGGTATATGTTTATTTCTTATTGCTATGGTTGTATTAATTTGTGCAGCAATTGTAATTGTTCCTGTACAGCTTATTCAAATAGCCATTCATCCAAAGGTTGAAGTGTTTGTAGACCAGAAGCTTATCTATAAAGGCAGCGATGTATGCGTTGATATTACTTCTAGTGGGTTTAATACGACAGTTAAGACATCAAAGTTTTTATGCATTATGCCTGATAAATCATATACATCTAAGGATGTCTTTATTAGGACTGTAGAATGAGTATGAAAAATTATCCATGTAATCCCGATTTGATTCCATTAATCGTTAGGCCATGGGTTGGATTTGATAGGCTGAAAGATGTTGAAAATTATTGCAAAGCGAAGTGGGAGTTTTTGAAATCTGTTAGAGAAGGAGGCTTAAAGATGGTAGAGCATAATATGCAAGATTCAATTAATATTATTTATGATACGATACTTGCTGAATTAAGTATGCAGGGAATTAACAAAGAAATCATTCATAAAATTATGGAGGATTTGCTTGAGTCAGTTCATTATAATGTCAAGTGGAAATTGCCAGAATTCTTTGATGTGAAGAAAGGAAATAATACATGATTTACCTATTAATTATTGCTCTGGCATCAATTGTATTGATGGGCCTCCATATTATGGATCTCCATATAGAGATTAAGCAACTTAAGGAGTGCGTGATGCTAATATCTAATTCGCTTGATAAGGAGAGAGAAAGAGTGAAGGATCTAGAGGATGGATATCCTGGAGTCTTGTATTCTGGGTCAAATCACAGAGTTATGATTCCAGATATACCTATTCGCTTCTTCCCAGACTTGATTAAGGAGAATGAAGATGGTAATGGGTAAAAACCCTCCGGAAGGTTTTTGTGAGTTGATAGATGATGGGGTAGATAGTGAATTTATTCCGACGGATGCATTTGTATATCCTGTCGGATATATGGTTAATCCTTACCTTACGAGCACTGAATGTCCACATCCATTAATGCAGAAAGCGTGGGATGAGTATGTCAAAAAGAATGGCGATGGATTTAAGGAGATCAAGTAATGTTAAAGTTAATTGTGTTATTAATATCGGCGTTATTATTAATTAATACGGTAGTTTCAGAGCAGTCAAAAAGTGGTAAAATTCAGGAATGCAAACAGAAAGAACTATATCTAATCATTCAATATAGCCATAAGGCTACGATTGAGAAGCTTGACTCAGAAACATATAAACTTACATTGAAAGACGTATCTCCATATGCAACCGCATTCACGCAGAGGCCTATACGAAAGGTTGAGCTAATAACATTGGATAAGCTTATACATTTATGGGGTAATGGAGATCCAAATGGATTCACGAAGAATCCTCCAAATGCTGCTATCAATGCCTTCATAGAAGGTTCTGGATCTGAAGACCATACGAACTTCTTGGTCCAGCTATTGTATCCTGTTTATGATGCTAAGAAGCTAACATTAACATATGTTGTGAAGTCTCTGGATGGGAATCCAATCTCAATTCCTGATTATGCCGTATTAGGTCATGTTAATCTGTTTATCGATGACATTTGTTTGAATTGTTGGTGGCAAAAATGAAAAACTTTGAAAACTTGCTAAAGATAGTAGATTTATTGAGTCAAAAATCTGTATATGGTGGTGGTCAGATGATAATTACTATAAATCCTCAGCATGATAATCATTATACAGTTGAGGAAGAATTGGAGGATAAGTGGTATGAAGATCAAGGTCAAGAGTATAAAGATAGATGCATTAAAAGAAATAGGATAATTGATATTCAGCTATATCCAACTACTCAAGTTGGATTTTATAATTGCTTTAGTGATGACATTGAAGATGCGGCATCATTAATGATTGAAGCTCTTAAGGGCGATACTCAGGAAGTGAGAGATATAGTTGAGTCGGCTTTAAAGGAGAAAACTGAATGAAAGAGATTTTCTTATATTTGAAAGATGGGATACAAGGGGTTAACCCTGATGATTTATCTGAAGAAGAAAAAGAGGAAAGAGAGTTTTGTATATCTCAGCATTTACCATGGGTTCCAGGATGTGAGAAAAGGAAGGAGAAGGGTGAATGATTGAGATTAAAGAGCCTAAGGTTCGTATTTCCTGGGATGACGGTGGCTTGATTAGGTTAGAGTCTTCTGAGAATATATTAAGTTTCATACAAGATTTTTTCAGGTTTTTTAGGTATATTAAAGTGTTAGAAGGTAATCCATATTTGTCTGTTGATATTGAAAAGTCATTTCACGAATTCAGAAATAAAAATAGAAATCTTGCAGTTAAAATGGGTGAAAATTTTTTTATGGGATTTAATATAGCAATGGATGAAATGGAGAAAAGAATTTCAAATCTAAAGGAGAAATCTGAATGAAAGATTTAAATGGAAATGTTATAATTGGCGATATTCCTGAAAACTCAAAAATTGGTAATGGTAATATTATAATAAACTCAGAAGAGTTCTTGAAGATTATTAACAAATCTAAAGATGGCCCAATAGCTATTGGCAAAGGCGCAAAGGCTTCTAATGGAGTTTCAATTGGCGATGGCGCAGAGGTACAAAATGAAGAAAGTTAACATTAGTAAATCAGGTAATTCTTCGATACAAACAGACGATTGCGAAGTCAATCCATGTCTCTCGTGTAAGAAATTTGGTTATCATTCTGCAAAGCTTGTGGCTGTTGTTGAAATTATTCAAATGGTTAATGATTTTGATAACAAAGAAGAAGAAACCTTATTAAACACTATTGAAGACCCAATGAAATTATTAATAAACTCATTCAATTCGATGACTAGAAAGGAGTTTGATAAACTCTTTGAATTTGGAGTCTTGAAATATGAAAGATAACAGAATTGCAGACGTAATAAAAAGAATAGAGAATATGGAGAATTCAGGATATCGCATAACATGCATTGGCCTAAAAAAGGAAAATGATTATTATGTAACAGAGTTAGTTCATCAATTAAAAAATAGAAAAGAAATTGGAAAAGATGAAAGCATTTTTAATGAAATAATAGAAAAAGAGTTCTTTGAATGAAAGACCATGAAATCCGAGAATCCATAAATGAATTGCGCGATATTGCAATTAAATATCGGGATGCTGAATGTTTGAGAGAGGCTATTGCGCCGATTGTTCATTCTATTGTTCAGAAATCTAAACCTAATATGAAAAAGGTTAAGGATTTGAAAGTTGGAGATAGAATTAATCTAATCTCTTCTTCATTTTTTAATGATAGTTTCTTTGGCAAAATGTGTTTAACAGGGAACGCTAAAATCGTTAATATATATGAAGACGAGGACAAAGATATTTTTCATGAATTACATTTTGAGGGAACTCCTAAAAATGGAACATATGGGTTAATTCTTAGTCATTACCAAACAGAATTTGAGGTTATTTAAGATGAATGAAGAAATTGAATCAATAATAAAACAAATAAAAGATATTGATATATGGATATCTGAAATTGATGAAAATGATATTAGTAAAAGAACTATTCTTGAATTTTACCGATATGAATTACAAGAAAAGCTTGATAAGCTTAAATATATAGATGTAGTTAAAAAACATAAATATCTCACTAGTGAAGATGATGTTTGGTATTGTATGCCATAAGGAGCATTAATAATGATTAGAGATCTTACAGAAGAAGAATTAAAGCAGCGCGAGTTATTAAATGAGCGCCTTAATGGTAGAAAGCCAAAAGATAATTTTGATGATTGTGCAAATCCGATATTAGATGAAGATAATCCATTTATGCCGAACGGAGATGGGTGATGGAAGACCTTTGCGAGGAATCAATAGAGAATATGCTAATAAAAATTAGAGAGTTAAATGATATGAATAGCAAGCTAAATGAGAAGGCTGTAAATGATTATTATGACGATGTAGAGAAGTTAGTAAAGAAATATAATTTTCTTTGGGAGAAGTAAATGGAAGAATTTAAACGAAAGCTAGCATCCATACGAAAGATATCTGATGTATTACCTATTGAAGGCGCTGATAACATAGAGCTTGTCAAAGTAGATGGATGGCAGTGCGTCACAAAGAAAGGTGAGTTCAAAGTCGATGACCCATGTGTTTACTTCGAGATAGATTCATTCCTTCCGATTAGGCCTGAGTTCGAATTCTTGAGAAAATCATCTTATAAGAAGATGGGCGATAAGGAAGGATTTAGGCTTAAGACGATTAGATTAAGGGGGCAGATATCTCAGGGCTTGGCATTGCAAATTCGATCTGTTTTTCCAGATGCAATTCCTTCATGGACTACTATTATGCTACGTTATAAAGAAGGAGATGTTACAGAGGTTCTAGGTGTCATTAAATACGATCCACCTATTCCTGCTCAGCTTGCAGGCATATGCAAAGGCAATTTCCCATCATTTATACGCAAGACAGACCAAGAGCGCGTTCAGAACATATGGGATAAGATTAAGGATTCTAAAGAATCATTTGAGGTCGCAGTAAAGCTTGATGGCACTAGCTGTACGTATTACCTTAATGATGGAGTATTTGGCGTATGCTCTAGGAATCTTGAGCTTATCGAGACAGAAGGTAATACTCTTTGGAGATTGGCTAGAGAGCTTAGGATTGAAGAGATTTTACGTAAATATAGTTAACATGGATTTTCATTGGCATTACAAGGAGAGGTTATAGGAGAAGGAATTCAAGTAAATCCTGAATGTATAAAGGGACAAAAATTTTACTTATTTGACATATGGGATATCCATGAAAATAAATATTTAAGTCCTGGAGCAAGAATTAAACTTTCGAATGCATTCGATTTATTACATGTCCCAGTTTTATATGATGACCTTACATTGGAAAACTTTAATTGCCTTGATGATTTACTTATCTTTGCAAACGGAAAATCCTTAAGATCTGAAATAAGAGAAGGCCTTGTATTTAAGTCAAACGACTCTGATTTGACGTTCAAGGTTATTTCGAATGAATATTTATTGAGGGAGAAATAGAAAGTGAAAGAACAAACTCCGTGCATATATTGTGGAAGCATTCCTTTATGCCCATATTGTAGCGGAACTGGAATTGATGACGGTCAGCCATGCTATGATTGTGAGAAGGATTGGGAATGTGGATGTAAATGTACATGTATGGATGGTTCCGGTGAACCATGTGAAGTTTGTGATTGAAAAGTAGAAAGGAGAAAGGATAATGGATGCTGATTTATCAGAAGAATCTCTTGAAAAGTCGATAGAAATGATGAGAAGTATTATAAATGAAAAAGGAGACACTCCTATTAAATTAACGCCCCGTCCTAGAATCTTTACAGATGGCGATATGGAGTTAGTTAAAAAAATCTCAGAACGTGAAAATATTAATATGTTAGATTATTTAGAAAAAATGATACATCCTGAATGTAAGATAATTGTTAGCCATAAATGGGGAATTATTTTGAATAAATTAGAAAAGGAGAGTAATAAATGAAAATATCTATGGCCCCTACGATTGGATGCTGGATAGCGTTAGGTATAGCGTGGCATCTAGACTCTGGCTTCTGGAACATATTCTTTGATACACTACTAGGGTGGATATACATTGGATTTAAGCTTGCACAATATATTTGGCCATAGGAATGTAAATTGAAAATAAACAATTTGATGAAAGTCTTAGAAAGGGTTAAAGACATAAGAGGCGATATTAATCTTTATGATATTAGTGAATATCGTGGTAAGATATATCTTTCCTTTCACTGTGATTTCCATCCATATCAATTGACATATCTCATAGAATGTGCTGAGGAAGCAGGCAATAAGAAATTAATGTCAATCTATGAGTTATCAGTCGAGAATGATGAGAAACTAATTAAAGGCCATTGCGGTTTTTATATAGATGAATAGGGCTTATCATGTAGTTTAATATTAATAAGCTCAAACCTATTACCATCCTCATATTCTTTATTGTAACATGGAAAATCTATGTCATCATCCGTATAAAATAAATCATACCTGTTGCAATCACAACCAAAATTACCATCAGTCCATATAAACTCTACCACCTCGAATTCCTCTTCTTCAGAATCCTTCTCTATTGAGAAGTCATAGAGAACTTCTTTCTGTTCGTCAGTCTTTCTGTCTTTTAAGGTTACTAGGAATTTGCCCATATACTACCAATCATCCTTATTAAAATCCGGATCATTTTCAAAATATTTCATAGCTTCTTCGCATAGAGCCATTCCCATTAATTGATTGCTGTGAGGATACCAATCTCCATTCCATGCATCATAGCATTCTGCAGCTACTGCTCTCCAAGTATAACCAGATGTCCTTAATTCCTTTACAAATTTGGCTTTTTCTTTTGTCATTAATTTTTTTACGTTAACTTCAAATTCATCACTTACTTCTTTAGCCCTATCGCAAAGAGCTTTCATATTATCTTCATTTAAGATAGTTAGTCCTGGGTATTCTTCCATAATTAATCCTTAATTAAATAAAACATAATCCATTTTAACACAGTCAAAATGGACTATGGGTTTTTATAGTCCATTTAGAATGGTACAAAAAATCCTACGCTATATGAAATGCTATCCTTTAGCTTTGCATGCTCATTTAATCTCTGGCCAGAATCTCTATCTTTACCACGGATTTTGATTTTATGAGTATTTTCCCATGATGCTAAAGCTCTGACTCCAAAATTGTGTTCCGTAACATACTGGAACCCAGATCTAAACCTTAAAGTAAATACACGGTCCTTATATCGACTTCTGCTATGAGAAAATCTTTGGACAGGAATATTGGTATCATCAGATAAAACAATGTTCTTTTCTCCTATCTCAAAGAAATCACATGTTGTTTTGCTTCGCATATATGCAAGACCTGCCGAACCTATGAGCTGAAAGCTTTTTGCGCTATTTAATGGAATTGATGTCATTAGATTAATATTTGAGCCAGATATTTTAGAACTAGCATTAAAAAAGTTATCAATCCTATCCAAACCATTAACTGAATCCAATAAGCGAGAGCCGAATAGGTATAGGCCATTATTTCCATAGCTTGAATTAACCTTAGTGTCAGAAGACTCATATCCTGCCTCAAGGCCGAAGTATTCATTTAGTTTGCATCCGACAAAAGCATTCAATGATGTATAAAATGGGTCTTTGAAGACTTTATTTCCGAAATGTCTTTTGAACTCCATTCTGCGAATCTTGGGCTCTATACCAGCATAACCTTCGATATTATAAGCTCCTTCTAAAGCTTGGCAGCCTCCAGATATTAAAATCAACGAAAGAATGGTCTTTAATTTTGACATTTTGTCCTCCTTGTTTACTTAGGCTTCTAAATTCTTGCAGTATAATTTATTTTTTGTATTTTGCATATAAAAATATAGCTTCAATAATGTATTGTAATATGTCTTATGATATGTATACAAAAATCGATTTTGTATACATGTTGTGTTTGATATGTATACTTTATCGACATATTAATGTGTTACTATTATATTGTGCCCTGGGTTTATTTTACACTTTCGATATCTAGCCAAGCGTTAAGAAACATTCCGGGGCACGATTATAATCAAATGGCAATCAAATAAGATATTAATTAAAAATCAATAACATGGACTATCTATGTTAAATTTTATCATGATTCAATCAAGAAACTTTACAATGACCATAATCCATCCTAAAATATAAATTCGAGCTATATAGGCAGGATTACTTACGATGATCCACTCCGGGGGCGCGCCTGTCCACCCGATTAAGAGTCATTGAACGGGCCCCTACTAATCATAATAGGTGAGCTCCTTTCTCATTGCATGATTAGAATGGTCGCATTAACCAAAAGAAATGTATCAGTTGTCGATATAGCATTTATTATAGGGAATAAAAACAGCCCTCGGTGGTGCGCATTATAAAGAGGCGGTGAGGGCCTGGGTAATATATTATACAACTTATGAATTATGAAGAAAAGGACTTCTTAACCGAAATATTATCTCGTGCTGATGCCGAGACCTCTCTTTATGCATTCACGCAACAAGCCTGGCCTGAGATAGAAGGTGAATTTAAATTTGTACCATCTTGGTATCTTAAGGATATGTGTGAGCATTTGGAGGCATTATATAGGGGCGATATAAAGGACCTTATTATTGCCATTCCACCTAGAACCACTAAATCCACGATATGCTCTGTTATGTTCCCATCTTGGTCGTGGCTTAAATCGCCAGGGGAGAGATTCCTATGCTTTTCTCACTCTGAAGACTTAGCAATAGAGCAAGCCATTAGGCATAGGGATGTTATATGCTCCGAATGGTATAAGCTTCGATGGGGCGATAGATATGACCTTAAGAGCGATCAGAATCAAAAAACTAAGTTCTCAAATGATAAGGGCGGTTATCGAATATCAAAAGGCGTCAATAGTAAGGCTACTGGCCGCGGAGCAACCATTCTTATTGCTGACGATATGAATAATGCCAGGGAATCCGATGTGGAGCGTGAAAATACTAATCTAATATGGAGCACGTCTCTCTCAAGTCGTATGAATGATGCCAGTAGAGATAGAAGGCTTGTTACTGCACAAAGAACTGGCCCAAATGATTTAATAGACTTCTTGCTCAATGGGAAAGGGGCAAAGAATTGGGTCTATATGATGCTACCCATGGAGTTTGAGCAAAAAAGACGCTGCGAGACAATAATATTGCCATCAACAGCTCCAAACAAATGGAAAGACCCAAGGAAAGAAGAGGGTGAAGTCCTTTGCCCTATAAGATTCAATAAGACTGCACTTGACAGATTAAAGGAAGGCTTCAAGTCCGAGTACCTTATTGCTACTCAGCTTCAATTGAATCCAACTATTCCGGATGGTGGATTATTCAAGAAATCTCATTTCAATTGGTGGAAGCAGGAGAAACCGCCAAAAGTTGTCAAGATTATTGCTTCTTTTGACACAGCATTTAAAAAAGACGGTTCAGAAGACCAAAATAAGAGTCGATCATATTCTGTATGTACAATGTGGGGTGTTTTTAGGGATGATTTTGGAATATCAAATATAATACTATTGAATATGTGGCGTGATAGAGTTGAATATCCAGAATTAAGGAAGGCTGCTCAGATAATAGCAAAGAATTATAAATACAATGGAACAGATACTGAAATCATTCCAAATAAATTTGTCCCTGATGTAATATTAATTGAATCTAAGGCAACTGGAGACCCATTGAGGCAAGATCTTAAGCGCGCAGGGGTAAGCACAGTTGGATTCGATCCATCTCCATATGGTGGAAAATTAAGACGCGCCAGCTTAATTACACATCTTGTAGAGGCAGGGAGAGTGTGGGTGCCTGCCTCTGGCCCTAATTATACTAAACTTTTGCCATTTGCCAAGAAATTTGTAGATGCATGCGCTGCATTCCCTCAAGACCCAGCTTCTAAAGATATTGTAGATACATTCTCTCAGGTTCTATTGAAGGAGATTAAGAATCAAGAGCTTCAACATCCTTCAGACCCCATCGAAAAGAAGGCTAAGCGAAGGAAAAGCCGAAAGGATGAAAACATATATGGTGTGGATAAATTCAGTTAATGATATATTTAACATTCGAGCATTCCTCGGTAGCTCAGTCGGTAGAGCAAGTGACTGTTAATCACTGGGTCAGCGGTTCGAATCCGTTCCGAGGAGCCATTATTCTTTTGGAATTGCTTCATCTTCAAGCTTATAGTTAAGCCATACGTAATCCATATAAAAATCTCTTATACATGGATTAAGTGTAGACATCTTTGGATGGTAGAGGTCCATAAGTTCTTCCCTTGTATATTTATAATGATATTTTTTATCGCATATATGACAATTTATAATTGTAGGTTTTCTATCAGGGTTACTCTTCATAGTAATTAAATCCTTTTATTTAAAAATCACGTTAATTAAGGTTGATGGTTTTCTTTTATTAATAATAAATAGAATGTGATACCATCAAATTGCGAAACTAATATACAACATGGAGGAATAATATGCAATCACCAGATGATGAACCACGATCTTTTGGAAGCCCGGTTTCTGTAAATGGTTCACCAAAATCAACAAAATCAACTTCGAGCGATGAAGGAGAATTGGTATCATCACCAGCTCTTCCGCTTTCACCTGCTCCCTCTAATGGAGGTTATTCTGTTTTATTAGGGCAAAGATTAGAAGAAGTAATATTAGAGCCAGACTATGTAGATGTAAAGGCTAGAAAAGATAGGATATCTATAGATTCAGAAGCATCTGGGAAAAGCGAAAGCAGCGATGATTTTCCATTAGCTCCTCATGTTGAGCATAAAGATAGATTGGAGGCAGTGAATATTATAATTCCGCCCTCTGTAGTATTAGATGCTGAATCAAGTTCATCTGTTACAGCTCAAATAGTTGGAGATATGTCTAGGTCTAATGCATCTTTGGGAAGGCAATTAGAAGAAAGAGAGATTAAAGCCAGACAGGATGCCTTAGCAATGATAGAGCTCCAAGAACAATGTCGAACATTGACTTTGCAATTACAAACACTTCAGCAACAAAGACAAGCAGAAATTCGTGAAGCTGCAAGAATAGCAGAAGAAAGAAGAGCTGCAGTAGCTAGGCAAAAAGCATTACAAGTACAAGTTGAAAGAACTGGATATTAGCTGACATATCACCTTATCTCCATAGATATGATTGATTTAAACAAAAACTTGCTTTCTTCAAAAAACTAACTTACACTGCTTTTAAGCTATCTTTTCTTCTAGCCAAAGGTTTTCTATCGTTTAATGGTTTTAAAACTTTCTAGGATGAAATTTTAGATGCCTCAATATCCTGATGAATTTGCTTCTTTAAACCCGCAAGATTTTAGTGATTTTAATCAAAATCAATTAAACCCTTTTTCTGATTATCAAGGTGAGGATTTCCTAAATCTGCCTGATAATGTCGATTTCGCTGCCGAAGAAAAAGTAGGGGGCTTGACTGGCGTCCCCCCTACTGGCGGTGAATCATTTTATAAAAACATTGCTGAAGATATTGACCAAAAGACTCTAGATAACCTAGCTCGAGAAATAATTGAAGGCGTAGAGGATGATATAGAGAGCAGAAGGAAATGGGAAAGCTCTATTGAGACAATTATAAAATATCTAGGATGGGAAGTTGACTCCATTGAATTCAAAGAAAAGCTATGCGGAGCTTATGATAATACGCTGTCTATAACCTTGATGAACTTCTTTGCGGTTATTAAGGGTGAGATGTTACCTCCAAATGGGCCAGCAAAGGCTATTGCTCAAGGTGAGGCTAATGAATTTCAAGTAATGCTTGCAGAAAAGTTGGCAACATTTTTTAATCATGCTTTAACTGTTATTGATAGAGGATATTATCCAGACAAGGAAAGGATGATATTGTATGTTGGGCTATTTGGCATAGGATTTACAAAAGTATTTCAAGACCCACTAACAAAAGAAATCAGATCCAGATTTATAAAACCACAAGATTTAATAATCAATAATGAATGTACTTCATTGTTAGAATCAACAAGAATAACCCAGGTCATGCAAATGACAAAAAAAGAGGTTCTTCTTAAGGAGCGAGATGGGATTTATCTTTTGGATGTTACCAAATATTCTAATGAAGACGATATGGAACATTCAGAAATTAATCAATTGATAGATGATATTGATGGGATTGTAAAATATAATTCTGATAATAATAAAGACCGTACTCTTTTAGATTTTTATGAAGCTCATGTAGAATTGGCTCCATCAAGATTGATGGATACAGTCGGATATAATTCCGCTAATGATCGGGATAGTATCGATAATATTCCAAGGCCATATATTGTTGACCTGTGTAAGTCTACCAAAAAGATTGCCTCAATTCGAAGGAATTGGAAGCCTGAAGACAATAATTTTAAAAGAATTGAATGTTTTGTAAAATGGAATTTTATGCCTGGCCTAGGTATGTATGGAAATGGATTGGGCCAATTAATGGGTTCCAATACAATTGTATTGACAAATACATTAAGGCAGACTGTTGATAGTATTACTTTCGGAAATTTCCCTGGTGGATTTATAAGAAAAGGCTGTACTCCAGACGAGAATAATATTACAGTTCATCCTGGTCAGTTTATCCCGACTGATACAGATGATAAGCCAACATCTGAAGTGTATTCAGCATTGCCTTTCCCACCTCCATCGACAGTTGGATTGCAGCTCATAAGCCAAATAAAAGGTGATACTGCAATGTTAGGAGGCGCGGCTCAGCAGGCATCTCCTGTTGGTAGTTCTGAGGCTCCAGTTGGCACTACATTAGCAAATATAGAAATTGCTGATAGATTCCCATCTAATATATTGCAATCATTTATAAGTTCATTTAATTATGAATTAGAGCTTATTAGAGATAATTACAAAGAATACTTTAATGAGCCTTATGTATTTGATGTTCCTGGTAAGACATATCAAATTCAACGGGAAGATTTTGAGCAAAACATTAACATTGTTTCTATTGCAGACCCTAATCTTTCAACAAAAAGCCAAAGAATTCTTATTAATGAGCTCGTAATACGGATTGCTAGAGAAAACCCTGGAACTATTGACTTAAAAGAAGCTGTTAAACGACTTATTAAATCGATTAATGTTGAGGATATTGATAAATTAATGCCTCCTCCAGAAAATATTATGCCTATGGACCCAATAAGTGAGAATATGTCCATGATGAGTGGTAAAGGCGCTAAGGCATCAATAGAGCAAGACCATGAATCTCATTTAACTGTACATGCACCTTTAATGCAAATGTTGGCTCAAGATCAAACAAAACAGGGTGAATTATCTGTATTAAAAGCTCATATGGCAGAACACCAAGCCTTTGCATATCTATTGCAAATGCAAATGACAATGGGCATGCAAATGCCAGATCCACAAATGTTAATGGATCCTCAGGTACAGAATCAAATAGCAATGCAAGCTGCTCAAGCTTTACAACAGCAACAACAACAGCAACAGGCTGCAAATCCTCCTCCTCCAAGCCCAACTGCTGTTATGATGGAAGATATTAAACAAAAGAGAGAATCTGCACTACTTAAACATCAAGAAGCAGAGTTAAGGGCAGAAACAGAAGCATTTAAAGTTCAAACCGAATTTGAAAGTGATCAGCTTAAAATAGAGGCTGATAAAGAGATGGCCAAAGAGAAGAATGAAACCTCTATGGCCATTGAAGGTATGAAGAATAGAAAGTAACCATATTTTGGAGCGAAATTAACATGAAAAGTACTCATTTTAGTAATAGAGATAGTCTTAAAGATGCCATGGGCCATCTTGGTTTAAAACATTCAGATATTGATATGTCAAATAAAAGAGCGCCTGTCAGTATGGGCGTAGAAGAAGTAATTGCAAAACCTAGACCATTCAAGAAGGGTGGTATGGCTCCTATGCCTGCTGACAAGCTTCATAGATTGGTAAAACCTTGTAGAAAGATGCCTTGCCCAAAAACACCTCACTTCAATGACGGCGGAATGTCAAATGAAGGAGGAGAACAAATGGGCGTAGTTAAAGATATGGCCGAAAAAGCTAGAAAAGTATATGGCTATAATAAAGGCGGAATGACAGGTTATAAGAAAGGTGGAATGTGCGGATATGGCCATGGCGGCATGTGCGGATCTATGAAAAAATCAAAAAAAGATATGTAATTTTAAAGGAAAATTATGAGGATTGATATAAGCAATACTCCAGTCGAGTACTTTATTGAAAAGTATTTGGAAAAAAGCAGAATCAAACAATCCTCATATAAAGATAAGATTTGTATAGGTAATTTGAAAGATTTTGAAGAATATAGATTTTATTCTGGGAAGCTTAAAGGATTAATGGAAGCGGATGAGATTATGAAGTCAACTTATAGATCACTTTTTGAAGTTATTGAAAAAGATATAAAGGATAGGGAATTCTATGGTAAAGAATAGAAGCCTAACTAGTTATATAGAAGACCATGAAGAAGATGAAGCTAAGCAATTCATCGAGGAAGAGCTTGGGTTTTCATTGCCTACAGCATCTAGAGATAGACTAATCGTTAAGATTTATATTCGCCCGGAAGAGCTTTCTACCTTTAAAAATGATAAAGGGGAAACAGTAAGTATTTATATGCCAGAAATTATTCTGAATGGCGATCAATATAGAAATTTTGCAGCTCTTGTATTAAGCGTTGGAGAACAATGTTTTACAGGAGATGAATATAATGATTCTGGTCCAGGCTGTAAAGTTGGAGATTGGGTGACTATAGCAAGAAATGATGGTGGTCAACAATACATTTATAGAGGTGTTTCGGTTCAAGATATACCCGTTAGCGCACTTATAGCTGTAGTTGAAGACCCCGCTTATGTTGAACGTATAAATTAAAGGAGAATTTTATGGAAGATTCATGGAGCTTTGAAAAAGAGTTTGGATTTAACCCTCCAAGACCTTTGGGCGATAGAGTTTGCATTATGCGATATACAAGAAAGTATTCTGATACCATAATTGCCTCAAATGAAGCTGAAGAAAGGGCAAAATTTGAATCTATAGTAGGACGTATAGTAAAAATCGGAAGTGCATGCTTTAAAGGCGATAAATTTAAAGAATGGGACGCTAATGATTTATACAAGGTTGGTGATTTCGTTACATTTAGAGTTAATCCAGGAATGTGGTTTAAATATGGACCGGCTGAAATGGATAAGCCTGAAATATCATTAATACATGGCGCCCCACCTAAAGAAGCTAAAGAAAAGCCCGTACTAACTATCATATTTGACGATGCTATAAATAGCATAGTTGAAGACCCCGCTTATGTGGATAGAGAATAATTTCTATCATTGTTAAAAATTTAAAGCGTTTATTTTAATGAGAGGATAAAACTATGGATGAAAGATATCAGCAAGAAGCAGAATTTGGTGAAGACCCCATCTTAACAGATGATGAGCCTGTCGAGGACGAGATTGTTCTTGATGAAGTGCCAGAGGAAGAGGAAGGCGATGAATATGAAGAGGAATCTCCAGATTCAGATGGATATAATCCAGAGATAAAGCAACGCGATAAAGCTCAAATTAGAATAAACAGAATCACCAAAGAAAGATATAAGGCAGAGAATAGGGCCAAGAAGGCTGCTGCTGATGCGGATTATTGGCGTCAGAAATATGAACTATCTTCACAGCTAAACCTTAGACAGTCCGATTTAAATGCAAATGCCAGATTAGAAAAGGCTAGGTCTGCCCTAATAGCTGCTACTGAGGCAGGTGATGCACAGGCTCAGGCAGATGCAAATATTGCAATTGCAGCCGCAACATCTGATTTGCAGGAAATTGGTAAAGAAAGAATTAGAAGCGAATATGAGGATAGGGCTAGACAACAATATCCAGCTCATCATCATGAAGAATTAGACACGGAGATAGCGCAGGATTGGGTCCAAGAAAATAACGATTGGATTAATCCACAAAGCAAGAATTTCGATGAAGATTTAACTCGATATATCGCAGCCGTAGATAATCAATTGGGAAATGAATTAAGAGCTAAAAATGCTACCCATTTAATTGGAAGTTCGGAATATATCGAAACATTAGAAAATTATAAAAATGCTTATTTGAATCAAAGAAGTCAAGCAATGCATCAAGGACAAAATACAAATCAAAGGGGGGGGTTGAATATGAGACAAGCACGTGGGGGCGCATCTCCTGTGAGAGGCTCTAGCCAGACGCAATACAGAAGCAATAGGTCATCTGATTTGACTCCAGCTGAAAGGGCCATGGTTGAATCTATTAGCCATACTGGGGTTACAGAAGAAACATTTAGGAAAGCAAAGATGGCAGACCTAAAAAGACGTAGAGCAGAAGGGGAGAGAATATAATGGCTAATTTACCAAAAGACTTTTCATTAAAGGGCGTCGTAACCAAAGAACAGGCATTAAAGGCAATCCAGAATATGGATTACAATAATGCAATGGACATCCCAAAGGAAATAATACCTAAAGGCATGGAATATGGGAGAGCCGATATAAGAAAGCCTGAGAGAATTCAAGGTCTACTACAGAAAGGATGGACTTTTGTTCCGGCTAGCAGGCACCCAGAAATGGTATTTAAGGCGGTTGAGGACTCAGACCCAAGAACTGCTGACTGGATAATGTTCGGTAAAGACCTCGTTCTTATGGAAAGAAGCATTGAGCTTTGCAATGCTGAAAGGTCGCATAGAGACGAAATGAACAGACAGAGGATATTAACTACCCCTGGATTGGAAAATGCACCCTATCAACCCAATATTAAAACTCAAAGTTATATTCCTTTTGACGACGGGAAGCCTAGGGAGGCGTCATTTGCATAAAAAACTTGCAATTTTATAAAAATTGTGTACCCTATATATAAAGGATATGGGTTATCCATATGATGACTCATATATAGAGAAGAATAGCACTCTATAAAACTGCTATTGACACATTTGTCCAACTTGTACGTGACATAAGTTACTACATGATAAATCTAAGGCTAATTGCCTTAATAGGTTGAGTTAATACTCAAGAATAGGTTTAACATGGAGATAATTTATGTCATTTGGAACAAATGCCCCTGAAGGGTTTGTTGAAAATAAATCTAAGATAAGCGCTACCTGCAATACGCAAGATGAATTCCACGAAATTAGAAGCGGCTATGCCACAAGTCTTTATACAGGCGATCCGATTTCTGATGGCGCAAATGCTAGTGCCGACGAGGGCTTTATTCAACAAGCAGCTACAGCAGATGGAACCGCTATCCGAGGTGTCTTTAAAGGTTGTACATTTGCAATACAAACTAGCCTAACTGGACAGCAGCAATTCTTCCCTTATTGGGTAGCGAATACTGTAACCTTAAATGGATTACCAGCACAAGCGTATGTAATTGATGATCCTTTTGTTGTATTTACTATACAAACTGGCTCTGCTGGTGCTGTAAATCCTCCTCAAGCAACCAGATTAAGTATTAATAAGAACGCAAATCATTCCTATGGAGCTGGCGGAAGTATTATTACTGGTAAATCCGGAGCTTTCTTAGATATGGATTCTGTTGGAACTGGCGCTACTAAAATATGCAAAATCTTGAGTGTTACACCTGGATTTTCTTCAGTCAATTTGAATGTACCTACTTTCAATGATCTTGCTCAAAACTACAATAATGTCAACGTTATATTTAATAACCATAAATATAAAGGCGGCACAGGTACAACTGGAACTTAATCAATTAATTAGGGAGATATTTAAATGGCAATAGTACGCGCCGCGATTAGAAACTTATTGATACCAACTGCTAATGCAGTTTTCTGGGACAATAATATGTATCCCGCACAATATAAAGAATTTTATACAACTGTGCGATCACACATGGCTCAAGAAGTAGATGTTGAAATGCGCCCATTCGGTTTGGCTCAGTTCCAGGCTGAAGCTTCTCCTTTTGCTTTTGATAATGGCATGGGTCAGAGAAATCTAACGACTTATGTTCATAAGAAAGTAAGCATTGGATTTGGCATTTCTGAAGAAGCTTTGACAGATAACCTTTATAGAAACAAATTTGGCAATATGGTCAATATGCTGAAACAATCTATGAACGTTACCAAGGATATCCTTGGAGCTGCTCCATTAAATGGTGCATTTACAACCTTTAGAACAGGTGACGGTGCTCTATTATGTGATACTCAGCATCCTACAGATGGCGGATTCTATGCGAACAGACCTGCAACTGGCTCTGATTTAACTGAAGCCTCAATTGAAAGCATGCTTACCATGATTAGACGTCTTAAGGATTTGGCTGGTAAACCAGTGCATATCAATGCCGTTAAATTGGTAGTTCCTCCAGAATTAGAATGGGCTGCATGTAGATTAACAATGTCTTCATACAGAACCGGAACTAACAACAATGACATTTCTGCAATTTATAACAAAGCAGCATTGCCAAAAGGTTATACAGTTAATAACTACTTAACCAATCCTAGCGCTTATTTCATTATTACAGACGCTATTGATGGCTTTAAACATTTTGTAATGCAAGATGTTAAAGTTGACGTAGATACAGACTTTGCAACATCTAATGTGTTGACAAAGGTTTGGGAACGTTATTGCTTCGGCGTAACTAATCCTAGAGCTGTTATCGGTAACCCTGGAGTATAATTTTAAGGAGAACTTTGATGGCAAATAATTATATTCCAAATGGTGAATTGGCCGTATTGGTGGGAGATGGCAGCATTACGCTGCCGACCCCACAACCTACAAAGGTAAATGCAGATAAAGTTTATTCGTGTGTAGAAACTCAATCTACTACTAGAGCTGATATCTTTATGAGGCCAAAGACTGATGCGCAGATTAATGCAATCTTAAATCCAACACCAGGAATGATGGCTTTTAGCAGTGATTCAGGTAGATTTGTTCAATATTATGGAGGCGCTTGGAATCAAGTCAATCCATTAAATAGAACAAATATTACTACGGGTACTTTGACAACAGCTAACATTCAAGGGATGAGTGCTGCACCCGTTGCTGTTGCAACTTTGCCTGCACTAGCAGCCGGATTAACATATGTAGTACATGGTATGAGACTGGTTTTAAATTCTGTAACAGCAGCATTTACTAATGGTGGAGTAATTTCATTACAATATGGAAATACGGCTGCTGGAGCTGGAACACCAGCAGCTAATACTATTGCAGCTACATTTCTAACTGGCGCTACTCCAGGTACAAATAGAATTATCTATGTTACTGGATTAGATGGTTCTGCATACACTCAAGTTTCTGCAACGACATTAGGATTATATTTTACTAATGCGACCGCAGCTTTTGCAGCAGGTGGAACTTCTACAATTAATTACCAAATTTGGTATTCAATTGTTTGATATCATATGAAGGTGATTGATTATGTCAAATACTTGTGTTCAAAACGAATGTTTTGGAGCTGTAAAGAATGAAAGTCTCATAAATAATGAGAAGTCCGCTAATGAAGAAATACTTAATCGTGATGTAACTAAAAGATTTGCATCATCACCTTCAAGTGCATTTTCAAACGATATTACATATACTGCTGTAACTGTAACTACTGAACAGCTTCAAGATCTCTATGCAAATGGCCCATTAGAAATATTGCCTCCTCCAGGTGAAGGGCTAATGTATATTGTGCATGGATGCGCTATGTCAATAGATGAAGGCGGTACAACATTTAATTCTGATTTTCAGTACTCTATTATGGGATTAGTATATAAGGCAGATGATAATCCTTTTTTATGTTTAATTCAGGGTGCATTTTTCTTAGATTATACTGCTAATAGAACCACATATGCTACTGGTTATATTTTCAATGTTGATAAAACCTATGTGTACACTGATTCTTATGTAAATAAGGCTGTTGCGCTTTATCCATATAGCGAATTTGATGCAACTGGTGGAACCACTAGATTAAGGGTTCATGTTTGGTATACAACAATTGAAGCAACTTTTTAAAAGGGATTTATATGTTAAATAATTATATTCCAAACAGCGAATTAGCGTTCATCATAGGTGATGGCGGACTTTCACGTGCTTCTCCAGCTCCAACTGTAGTTGGAGGACAAAAAGTATTTGCATGTCTTGAGCTTCAATCTACAACTAGAGCAGATGTTTTTATTAAGCCTAAAACAGATATTCAAATAGCTGCAATCAATAATCCAACTAAAGGAATGATAGCATTCAGCAGCAATTCAAACACTATCGTGGTTAATGATGGAACAACATGGAATGCATTAACTCCTCCTGCTCCACCACCTCCTCCTGCTGTATTATATTCAGAAATTATCGTTAGTCATTCGACCTTAGTTAATACTCTTTTCAATGAATTACCTGTAGATTTACTTCCTGCTCCTGGAGTTGGATTTTATTACAATATAGTTGGATGGAGCATTTTAAGATCTGCTGGTAATTCTACCATTAATATGAATTCTGGTAAGCTTATATTGATGTATGATAATGGAGATTTTGCTGAACAAGCGGCAATTATAGATAATGATGTTATGGAAACATCGCCTACAATTGTTTTTGTTGATTACGCACCAGGCGCTATGGCTAATGATATTTTAGGTTCAGCGCTTGCTATGCCTCAGTTAGATAATCGTGCTATTGCGCTTCAGATATTTGGTGCCGACGCATCAATAACGGGTGGAAGCACTTATTTAAGCGTTAGAATTTGGTATTCTATACTTCCATCAACTTTTTAATTTAATTTAAAGGAGAAAATAAATGTCTAAAGAACTGATTGGTAAAATTGAAACAAAGATTTCTGAACTTGAAGGAAAAGTTAAGCAGAATAATGATTCAATTGGAGCGTTAATTGCCAGTATTGAAAATCAATCAACAGAGAAAACAAGGATTCAAACTGAAACTACGTTTATCTCTGGAGCCATACAAATGGCTAAAGCAATGATTTCTGAATTACAGCAATCTGAACCTGAAAATTCATTTCAGATTGAAAACGTAGAGGAATGCACATAATATGTCAAAACCTATTACCATTATTTGGCCAGTATTAGATTTAGCTGCAGTTTGTGCGAATCAAACATTAGCAGCCCCTGGAAGCTTAATTATCAATGGAACACTTGCTAGCAACCCTAATGTTCCTAATTTGAGGGCTGAATTTCCTAAAATTGCAAGAAGGGTTAGCCTACAATCTGCAGGAAATTTATCGGGAGTTAATTTTACAATAACTGGTATAGGCGATAATGGTTATCCTAAATCTGTAACTATAGCTGGTCCAAATAATAGTATTGTAAATACAGGTGCTTCATTATTCACTATTGTTAATTCAGTTACTGTTGATGCGCCTGTAGCAACTAATGTTCAAGTTGGAACTGGCGCTGTTGGAGCTACTCAATGGATTTTAAGTGATCATTATAGGGATGTAAATCATTTATCTATTAATGTTGTAGTTACAGGGGTTGTAGATTATACATTTCAAACAACTTATGACGACCCAACAACAAATCCTAATTATGTTGTTAAAACGCCTATTGACGGAGTAACTATTCCCACTATTCCTACTGCAACTCCAATGGTTCATGCAACTGTAAGCTGTTTGGCAGATTATACTATTCCAACCCGTTATTCAAGAATTTTTATGAATAGCTCTGATGCTACTGGAGCGTTAGAAGTAAACTTTTTACAACAGGGGTAATATTATGAATCGAGCAATTAAAGATGAAAAATGGATTCAAAGAGCAATCAAACGTAAAGGCTCATTACATGAGGCTATGCACATTCCTGAATCTAAAAAAATACCTATGGCAGCATTGGAAAAAGCAGCACACTCTAAAAGCAAACTAATGAGAGAAAGAGCTAATTTAGCAATGACTCTAAAGCGGATGAATCGACCTGGATAATTAGGGATGGATAAATGTCAACATCAGAAACGTATGACTTCGGTTCAATACAGAATGAAGAAATCATAAGAGAAGCTTACGAGCGTGTTGGCGTTTTGGGTGATCTATTAACTAAGCAAAAAGTTGATACAGCTCTCCGCTCTCTGAATTATATTTTAATATCCTGGATTAATAAAAGATTAAATTTATTTACAATAAAAAGAGCAATGCTTGCTTTAAATCCTGGTCAAAACGCATATTTAATGCCATCAAACATATCTGATGTATTAAAGGCAAGCCTAAGAACTTCTTTTAGGAATCTGGGGGGGACACCATTTTCATCTCCAGGTGGTGTAGCAATAAATGCTTTTGATTCAAATCCAAATACAAGTTGTGCACAGACTGGAGCAAATGGATATATTTCATATACATGGGGCGGATCAAGCAAGGCAATATCTCTTATTGGAATAGTTTCATTCATTAACGCAACCTATACATTGAGAGCCCAATATTCTTTTGATGGAATCAATTGGACCAATAATGATGTTTTAATTCTTCCTGCGACACAATTTCAAGCAAATGTATTGCAATGGTTCCAGATAGATGTTCCGATTAATGCGCCTTATTTTAGAATTTTAGAAACTGGTGGTGCAACTTTAAATATCAATGAATTATATTTTAACAATAATGTTATAGATACCATATTAAGCAGAATGTCATGGAGTGAATATCATACATACCCAAACAAAGAGCAGCAGGGAACCCCCTCTCAGTTCGCTTTTGATAGACAAATTCAACCAATATTTAGGCTATATTTGACTCCAAACAATTTATATAATTGCGTATTTTATACATTCAAAAGACAAATACAAGATATTGGAACTATGGTGGATACAGCAGAAATACCAGATAGATTCATGGATGCTATTACGGCAGCTTTAGCTTCAAGGCTTTCTATAAAGGAAAAAAGATTCGATATATATCAAACAATGAAGGCAGAAGAAATGGAAGCATTTAATCTTGCAGCTTATGAAGATGAGGAAAATGTTCCAGTTAAGATTAAGATTAAGCCTTCTAAGAGTTGGAGCGCAGTGTAATGAGAAATAGAAGAGGAAGATATTACACGGTAGACCTTAATAAGCCTCAAGCTAAAGGAATATGCGATAGATCTGGATTTGCATTTAATCATTGCGATCTAATTAGACAAATGGAATGGAGAGGAGAATCATTAGAGTGGACAGGACTAACAGTCGGTAGGCCTTTCCTTGATGAGCCAAATGAGCAGTTCAGGATACCTGAGGTTGGCCCGGATTCTATTCCAGTAAATTACCCCAAGGTTCCGGTTTACTCAGATGTAATTTGGTCTAATCAGTCATTGCCATGGTCTCTATTGACACCATTGACATGGGCTTCATGGGGTGGCGTACAACAAGGCGTATTAACTGCATCTCAAAATGAGATACGACAAGATCTTGAGCAAAATTTACCTGTTCCGCCACAATTCGTGACAAGTCCATTTCAAATGAATGCTCCACAACTAACGCCTGAACAGATATTAAGTTCTCTTCAGAATTATAATTGGAGTAATTTTTAATGTCAGATTTAACCTTACTTGCTCCACAATCTTCATATTTTGGATTGTTAAATACTCAATCATCAAATGGGTTAAGCAACGTTCTTCAGCCAATACAAGATGGGGTTGGAAGAAATTCTCCATTATCACTTTCATTGTCTGGAATTGGTATAAGTACAACAATGGGGTCTGGATTTACTATTGATGGAACACAATTAATTGCAACAGCAGCTGAAATAAACAATGTTTGCAATAATGCATCATTCGCAGCTTTTACATCTGCATTACAACTTCCTGCTGGTACTACAGGTCAAAGACCTGGTATTCCTGTAAATGGAGAAATTAGATATAACTCAACAACTCAATCTGGTGAACTTTATGCCAATGGAACATGGGTAACAATTAATGCCGGGAATCCTAGTGGATATTTTCCTGGATCACCTACTTATCTGCAGGATACTTTTGCAGGCGGAACACATAATGTCAGCATGGGAACTCCAATGCCAGATGTCACATTCAGAACAGAATGTACATTTTTTGGAGATTCAATAGCTCCATCAGCATCTTCAGGCTCAAGATTGTGTGCATTTGGATATCAATCGTTAATGGCTGTTTCGTCCGGTTCAGACAATTCTGCATTTGGTCATATGAGCGGTAAATCTACAGTCGCCGGGCTAGGCAATAGCTTCTTTGGCTCATCATGTGGTAAAGGAAATGTTAATGGAGATAGAAACTCATTCTTCGGGGCACAATGTGGCGCTCTTTCGAATGGGACAGATAATGCATTCTTTGGAACATCATGCGCTTCAATCCTAGCAACGGGTGATGAGAATTCATTCTTTGGTTCATTGGCTGCTGAAAATTCTGATGGGTGCTCATCATGCTCTGCATTTGGATTTGCAGCTTTACAAGAGAATGAACAGCCAAGAATGTCGGCATTTGGAGCTCTTGCAGCGACCACAAATGTATCAGGAGATAATCTAGATGCATTTGGATATTCCGCTCTTCATTCAAATATATTTGGTAATGATAATGCTGCATTTGCTCAAAATTCATTGTTTAGTAATATTGACGGCGATTTCAATTGTGCTTTCGGATTAGAGTCAATATATTCAAACACTGGTGGAAATTCTATATCAGCTTTTGGATATCAATCACTAAGAAATGCATCACAAGATTCTAATTCAGCTTTTGGATATCAAGCCGGACTAGCTTTGAATACTGGCCTATCAAATTCATTCTTCGGGGCATCAGCTGGCTCAGCTGGGTCCGTATCTGGGCTTACGGGATGCACGCTATTAGGTGCGTCTACAACAATTTTAACAGGCTTAACAAACGCAACAGCTATTGGATATCAAGCCGCAGCTACCACAAATAATACAATTGTTCTAGGTAAATCTGGAACAAATGTTGGCATAGGTATATCAGCTGCCTTATTCCCACTGCATGTTGTAGGTCCAGTTTTATTTAAAGGCATTACATCTGGATTTACTGGAACTGGAGTAACTAGAACACAATTTGGAGGAAGTACAGCTGGCGTTAGTTCATTACTTATTGATTATCCAGTTTCAATAGTTTTATCTGGCATGGTAAATGTTAATGTAAGGATTTCTGTGATGAATACAGCTGGAACTAAATCTGGATATTCATCTTCGAATGCTGCCGCATTTTATAACGGTGCTACAACAGCTTCTGTTGGAACATTGCCAACAATAACAATGACAACAACAGCAGCATATACACCTACAGCATCATGGTCTATTTCTGGAAATAATCTAAGGCTTACTCTAACTGGCGTTGCAGCCAGTAATGAAGTATGGGTCGTTGAAACTGACTATTTCTCAACATTTAGCAATCCAGCATAGGGGAATAATATGACAATGACATACACTAGCCTCTACAACTCTCTGGATGTGTACATAAATAGGACAGACCCTACAACTGTTGCAAAAATACCTCAATTTATTGAACTTGCGCAATATGACTTAAATAATGAATGCAAGACAATAGGTCAAGAAGATTATATTGTTTCAAAATTTATTCCTGGGATTGAGGTTTATCAAAAACCTATTGGATGGAGAAGAAACCTGTCAATTAATGTTGGTTCTGGGCCAACATTTACCACTAGAAATGTATTGACTTTAAGAACGTATGAATATTTAAGAATGTATGTTCCAGATAGTTCCGATAATACAAAATGGGCTTTGCCAAAATTTTATGCAGATTATGGGTTTTTAAATTTTATTGTAACTCCAGTTCCAGATTTGGCTTATCCATTTGAATTTTGTTACATGAAAATACCTGATTTGATTTCTCCGCAAAATCAAACTAATTGGTGGACAAATTATGCCCCAAATGTCTTGTTTAATGCCTGCCTTGCTCAAGCTCATATATTCCTTGAAGATTTTGACAAGGCGGCATTTTACAAGGTTCAAATAAAAGAAGGAACCGAAAAGATTAATGCAGAAGACCAATTAAGGCTAATCGATCGATCTAGTATTAGAGAGGCGGACTAATGCAAGGTACAGATAATATTTTACCATTAGTTTGCTCTCCAGGCGTACAGAGAGATGGGACGACACTAGATGCCGATAATTATATTGATGGCCAATGGTGTAGATTTGTAGGTCCTCGTGGTAGACCTAGAAAAATGGGTGGATATCAAAAAATGTTTTCCCACACAGGAACTATACCAACTGGTATATTCGTAGTTCCAACATCTCCTACTCCAAATATTTATGTTGGAGATGCTAATGGCGTAAGATATTATCCGGTAGATAAAATTAGTGGATTAGTTGATGGAGCTCCAGTTGATAGAACTCCATTTCTATTCAATGCAAGCCCTAGTAATCAATGGTCTTTTGATTCAATGTATGATGCAAATTCAAACTCAAGCATCATTATTGCATCTGCACCTAAAAATTTATATTCAGTAGAGCAGGAAGTTGATGCCCCTATTTATTATGGAATAACCGAATCAACGGCTCCATTAGTTGAAACCGGATTTTCTTCTAGTGGCGGATTCGTAATGTTACATCCGATACTTTTTATTTTTGGAAATGATGGATATGTTGAATACACTCAGCCAAATAATCCGACTGTTTCTCTCAATAAGGCTAGAGTCGCAGGAACAAAAATTATTGCTGGAAGGTCAACTAGAGGAGGACAAAATTCTCCTTCAGGCCTTCTATGGAGTCTTGATAGCTTAATTAGGGTGTCAAATGTTGGAGTTAATGATGTAGAATTTTCATTTGATACGGTTTCATCATCGTGCACATTATTATCAGCAAATGCAATAATACAATATAATTCGTTATTTTATTGGGTTGGTGCTGATAATTTTTATATGTATAACGGTGTAGTTAACATATGGCCAAATTCAATGTCTATTGAGTATTTTTTTAGAACATTAAATTTTTCTCAAAGACAAAAAGTTTGGTTAACTAAAAATAAAAGATACAGTGAAATTTGGGTACATTATCCCTCTGGAAATAGCTCAGAGTGCGATAGGACATTAATATATTGCTCAATATATGAAGTTTGGTATGACTCATCAATAACTAGAGGATGTGGCGTTTACAGTCAAATATTTGGAACTCCAATTTGGGCAGATAATACCCAAGACGCAAACAACAATTATATTGTTTGGCAGCATGAGGTTGATGTGGATAAAGTAATTGATGATGTTCACACTCCAATCCAATCATATTTTGAAACTAATGTAATGTCATGGGTTTACAAAGGGCCTGCAGGTCAAAATGCGGCTATAGATAGGACTGTATATCTTTATAGATTGGAGCCAGATTTCGTACAGACTGGAGATATGAATCTTATTGTTAAAGGAAGGGATTATGCAAACACCAATGTAGCATCTTCCAGTTCATATGTTTTTAATAATAACATGAGTTCTCCTAATTTTACCGAGAAAATAGACTTAAGAGAAAAAAGAAGGTTGATGACACTTAGGTTTGAAAGTAACACTGTAGGTGGTGATTATTATATGGGTAGCTGTCTATTAATTCCAAGAATAGGAGACTCAAGACCGTGATTATTCCAACAAAAGGGGGATCTTTTTATGAATTTTGTTCATCCCTCATTATTGATTTTCCAAAAGATAACATTCCGATTTTAAAAAATGATGCAGATTGGAGAAATTTTGGAAATATGTTAGTACAAGAAAATTCATTTGCAATTAATGGGGCACCTTCTCCTAATGGGTTCAAAGATAGGACGACATGGGAACAGGCAATTTTTCAATCAATGGCGTCGTATAATTAGGAGATATTTAAATGGCAGGTTTTTCAGATATTTTAGGTGGATTGGGTAACGCACTAACAGGCGGCTTATTTGGTGGCGGAGGTGGAATGTTGGGTTCACTCTTCGGTGGCGGATCAGGCGGCGGTGGTGGTGGATTTGGTTCAAGTACCAGTGGTGGTATGAGTGGTGGTAGTTCTGGTGGCGGTCTTGGTGGATTAGGGGGAATTTTACAAACTCTAGCTCCAATTGCTGGAACAGCTCTGGGAACTTATTTTGGGGGCCCTGCTGGAGGAATGATAGGTGGTAATCTTGCTGGTGCACTTGGTAATTCTTTATTTGGTGGTGGTCAACAACAACAGCAGCAACAACAAGGTTATGGTCCTCAACAATCTTATGGAAATCAATTTGGAACCTCTATGGGCAATAGATTAAACCAAGGATTTAATCAATATCTTCCACAACAACTGCAAGGTCAAAACTTTTCAGATATGGGTGGCGCTATTGGTGGTTATCTTGGTGGTCAATTTGGGCACCCAAATGCAGGAAGAGCAATTGGAAACCTTTTAAACCCTTACCTTCAGAATGCAATGCCTCAAAGTATGAGAGATCAACAAATGGGTAACTTCGGTGGGTATTTAGGGAATCAATTTGGTCAACAAATAGATAATGGATTCCAAAGTAGAGGCATGAATCCATATTCAACTCCAAATTATGGTTCTTCAAATGATTATGGTAGTTCATTCGGAAATATTCCAGAAGCACCGCCTTTTGACCTGTATAACTCTTCTCCATCTGGTTATGGAAACATACCAGAAGCTCCTCCATTAGGTAATATTGGTGGCGGTTCACGCGGTGGTTATTATGGTGGTGGTTCTAGAAATAATGGAAATTCTTATCCGATGCAAGAGCCACAAAATGGTAGAGCCGCATTAATGAATGACATTAGAAATTTTAGAAGAGCTCCATCTAATCAACCTCAGTCAGGTTATGGAAATATTCCAGAAGCGCCGCCTTTTGATTTATATAATTCTGCCCCTAGTAGTTCACCTAGTTATGGGATTAGATCTGGAGTTAGCAGACCTATGAGTTTAATGTCTGAATTTCAGAACAGAGCATCTCAACCAGGAATGGGCTTAAGACCAACTCAAACTAGAGCTCCTGGCGCATATCCATCTGAGGGTGGTAATAGTATGATGGATTTAATGAGAAATAGACTTGGGGATATTAGAAGAGATGTAGAACCTGGTGATTATCGTAGAAATTATACAGTTATGGGAGTTTAATAATGCCTAATTATGATGCACTGGCGAGACAAGAGGCGGAGCGTATGAATCCTAGGCCTATAGCTCCATGGGAAATGCAAGCAATGGGTATGCCTTTACCTCCTGGCGCTATAATTCCACCTCCTCAGAGTTTTATTCCACCTATTCAACCTCTTCCAAAAGGACATAAAAAAAAGAAAAAGAAAAATATTGTAAGAAGGGCAGTTGAGCTTCCTTTTAAAGCTGTTAGGGAAATTGCTAAACCTATAGTTAAAAATCTACCAAAGCCTATCAGGAATGCTTTACCTGCTATTGGTGCTATTGGAGGTAGCTTGATTGGCGGACCTTGGGTTGGGGGAATGCTTGGCGGCGCTTTAGGCGGAGCAGCAAGAGGCGGAAAGCATCCTATGGATCGTGCATTAGGTGGTTCAGCTCTAGGTGGATTATCAAGTCTTGCCCTAGGAGGGCTTGGGGGTGGTGGTCTTGGAGGATTAGGCGGAGCTGCTCCTGGAGCTGCTGGCGCAGGTGGAGCAGGCGCAGGTTTGGGTGGTGGATTATTTGGAAGCACTGGATTAATGAATTCTCTTATTGGGGGAGGAGGTGGTTTAGGAACTTTGCTTAATACTGGCTTATTGGCGACATCAATTGGTGGTGCTATAAAGGCTAAGCGAAAGAAAAATCCACGAGAAAGCGAAACTCTTCAGGATGCAATTGATAGGTCTAAAGGTAGAAGAACCTCTTCTGCTGACTGGAATAGACCTTTGAGAGAAAGGGGCCAAATTAAACAACATCCAGAAGGATATAGGGGAACAAATTGGAATTATTTCCCAACTCCAGAGGAGCAGGAAGAGCAATTACGAAGAGTAAATGAAGAAATAGCACAAGAAATTCCTCCTCAAAGAAGACAAAACGAAGAAGTTCCTGAAGGATATGCACGTGGTGGATATGTTAAAGATTATTATGATGGACAAGAAGGTGGCCAATCTGATAGACGTCTTGTAAAGGTTCGTCCAAAATCCTATATCGTTAATTCTACTACTGTTAGTCTAGCTGGAGATGGCAACTCCAAAAATGGAGCTAAACTTATAAAGAATTGGGCTAAAAGCTTTCAAAATGGACATTTCTTCAATGAAGATAATAGAAATGTTTTAAAAGCTTATGTTTCTGATGGTGAATTAAAGCTTCAGCCAGAAGAAGTCATGGCTATAGGTGAAGGAGATATTAATAACGGTGTTAGAGTTATTAAAAAGATGGAAAGAAGGATGAGAAAACACAAAGGTGTTAATAAATTCTTACCGCCAAAATCTAAACCATTAGATGTATATGCAGGAATTGTGAGGTAAATTATGCCATTTATAACTCAGGCTGAATTAGCAGAGATGCCACCAGAAGCTCAGCAAATATACGCTGATCTAATGAGACGTTCTGACTTATATGCTAGAGAAGCTATGCTTCCATATGCCGGACAACGAATAGCTCAAATTCCGGAAGAAATTAATAGAGCGCATGGTGCTATTAGGGAGGGTGGTAAAGAATGGGCAGAAATGAATCTTGCTCAGAATCAACTCGCCCAGGCTACAAGGCCATTTCATGAAAATTATCAAGCATATATGAACCCATATCAGCAGGCTATTATTCAACAATTGGCTGAGGAAGGAGCTAGGAATTTCAATGAAAATGTAATGCCTTCTTTAGATGCTAGATTTTTGAAATTGGGACAATTTGGTAGCACAAAACATGCAAATTTAGGATTAAGAGCTGCAAGGGATTTCCAAAAGGAATTATTAAGCAGGCAGCAACAAGCATTGCATTCAGGATATGAAAAAGCATCTGATATATATAATGCTCATCAAGGCAGAAATATTGAAGCCGCTACTCAAGGCGCAAATATTTCAAATGCAAAACAAGCTGCTAGACTTGCAGATGCTAATGCATTAGAAAATATCGGAAGATATAGGCAACAACATGAGCAGTCAATATTAGATACTCAATATCAAGAGTATTTAAGACAGCTAGAGGAGCCAATGAGAAGATTGAATGAGCAAGCTGCAATATTACATGGAATTCCAAATTTCAGTAGTTCCATTACATCATTTAGAGAAACTCCACCCACCGCTCCAATGGCTGCACCAAATAATATTGGAAATATAGCAAGTTCTCTTCTAGCAGCCCGCATGATGGGCGGCGTAAGATAATAGATAAGGAGATATATATGGGCATGTTAGATGATTTAGAAAAAATGATGATGTTGCAACAAATGCAAAGTCAACAGCAAGGTCAAGGAATGGATCCTTTTTCTCAACAACCTCAATCTATGGAGCAACAGTCTCAAAATATGAATTATGGAAGCCCTTTAGAGAAAGGTTCTATGATGGCCGTTCAATCCGCTAGGGATTCCATAGCGGCAAAGAAACGCATGCTAGCTATGGATGATAACGAGAATCAACGTGCCCTTGGTAGAGCTATTTTAGCTATGCAACAAAATATGAATAATAATCCTAATTATGGTACAGGAACGATGGCTAATATAGCTGCTCTTGCTCAAGGAGCTGCACATGGAATGCTTAATTATGACCAGGAAAGAGAGCGCATCGCTAATGCTAATAATGTTTTGTTAGCTCAACAAAGAGAAGAAGAGCGATTAGCAAGGCAAGAAGAGCTTCAAATGAAGAAAATGGCTCATGCAATGGAAATGGATAAGAAAAGACTTGGTATTGAGCAGGGATACTATGGGCTTAAAAAGCAAGAAAGAGAAGATGAGTTAAATCAGCATAAACAAATGTCTGAATATGGAGCAAAAATCCCATTATCTAGCATGGGAGAAAATAGATTTAATCATGCCCAAAAAGAAATAAAAGAATATTTAGAACAGGGCGAATCTGCTCGTAATGTTTTAGAGTCTATCAAAGGTGCTAAACAAATATTAAAAGAAGACCCTGAGATTACAAAGAATATGAGCACAATTATGCTCGCAGCCCAAAGGCATGACCCAACTATTATTAGACAAAAGCTTAATAGTGTATTCATACCTGAAGAAACTAGGGTTAGAGCTGAAATGCTTACAAAATATCTTTCGAATATATATACCTCAAAGCTTAAGGGAATGCCTGCTAGAGGCATGAATATGTTCTTAGAAAAACAATTAAAAGAAGGTAATGTTGATATAAACCTAGATGCAAAGTCAATAATTGGACTTTTAGATGAAGATGAAAGAAGTGCAGAACACAAATATATGAATGGTATTGAGGTTTATGACGAATATGAAAAAGGAAACTTCTATAGACCAAAACCAATGAGATTGAGAGAAGAGGAAGCAAAAGAAAGCGGTCCTGCTATAAAATCTAATGACGTAGAAGAATTTAGGCAATTGTTAAAGGCTTTAAAAGAATCTAAGGAATAAATATGGGACTTCAAAGAAGTGAAATTGAATCTAGATTAAGGCAAATGATTAAGTCAAATCCTGAGTTGGCTGATATCGCTAAAGAAGAAGCTCCATTTTTGATTGATAATGTTGAACAAGAGTCAATTACTCCAACCACATTAAAGAGATCCGATATAGAATCTAGGCTTAGAAGTCTAATTGAGAAAAATCCGGAACTTGAAAAAATAGCAGAGGAAGAAGCTCCGTTTTTAGTTAAAAATACTAATAGACTAGGTCAGACAGCAAGAGGATTCTTATCTGGAATTGGTGCAGGCGCAGATATCAGTCAGCCTGGAAATCCATTGATGAATGACAGGCCAGACCTATATGAAGACTTAGAAAAATATAAGGATTTAGGTGAAAATCCAACTCGAGAACAACTTTTAAATATAGCCATAAATCCAAAAGTTAGGATGTCAGAAGAATTGCCAAAAGCATTTGGGTATGGAGAAGAATATGTCCCATCCGAGAAAGATACATTAGGGAAAGTAGTAAATTTCGCTGGAGAATTGGCTGCGCCATCTCCTGCATTGCCTATGGCTGGATATTCTGGGATAGCAAAAGCGGCCGGGAAAGGCGCTGGCGCATTAACCAAGGCTTTAGGAAAGGAAGCGGCATTATCAGGAGCTACGGCTGGAGCAATTAAGGCAACTCCTCGATTAACGGAAGAGGGAACTGATACCGGAATGCTTGAAGATTTTGCCAAAGGTATGTTTGGAGCAAGAGCGGCAGAAAAAGTTGTTAATGTAAACATAATAAAAGCATTGAAAAGAGTTCCCAGGAGTATGGCCAATAAGGCTTTAGGTGCTTCTACATTTATGGCTAATCCTAATGAAAGAACGTTTGAATTGGCAGAAAAGCATGGCGTTAAATTGCCATTTAATGTTGGAATGCGAAGCAAGCCAATGAATTGGGCTGCAAATAATTACCTTAAATCCATATTTACTTCTGGCGTTTACGAAGATGCTATAAAAGAAGCTAATGAATCAATGGTGAATGCAGTTAAAAGGAATATTGATGAATTAGGAACTTCGACACTTAAGCCTTCAGAAGCATCCGGAGAATTCAGAAGATTCATACAATCTGAAGAAAAGATTGCTGAAGAACAGGCTAAGGTCCTATATGATGATGCTTCTAAATTCCTTAGCAAGAAAGATGTAGTAAAGCCAAAGAATACTGCAAGCTTCATATCTAATCTTGATGAAATGCTTAGTCGTGATATCCAATCTCCAGCTACGAAAAAAGTAGCAAATATAGTAGGAAGCTTAGCAGAAAGCTGGGGGCTTGCTCCTCCTGGTAAGACATTAAAACAGTTAGAAAATAATCCAAAACTTATACAGGCATATTTAGATCAATTCAGAAAAAATATACCAAATGTTCCTGTAGAGAAGCTCATCGGTATTCGAAAGGAATTGGGTACAATAACAAACTTTGACCCGACAATAAAAGGTTCTGAGTCTTATCTGAATGGATTAAGGTCGGTTATTGATAAAGATATTGAAACTATGAATAACAAGGAATTCCTTTCTAAATGGAGAGAGGCAAATAGCTCATTTAAGACATCTGTTGCTGATAGATTCAGAGGGGATGTTGCAAGAAGTCTGCTCGCTAATGAAATGCCAACTGAAGCATTTAGTCTTCTTAATTCTCCTGAAAACATAAAGGAAATTAGTAAAATAGCAGGGAAATCGCCTAAATCTGAAGAAATATTTAATGCCCTTAAGAAGGCGAAAGTTAGGGAGATATTCTCTAGCGCTTTGCAAGATGAATCATTGAGAACGACTCCGTTTATTAATATTTTTAATAAAAAGGAAAAGAATGCAGAATTATTAGAATCTTTAGTAGGAAAACAAAATTTCAATAAACTTTCTGAGATTTCAGAGATTGCCGAAGAATTTAAACATGCAAATCAAGAACTTTTGAATACCTCTAGAACCGCACTGACATCGTCCGAGATTGCTAAAGCTGAGAAACTTACGAAAGGCGTTCTATCTACTATATTTAATGGTGCGGTTGGTTCTGGTGTTGGTGCCATGGCAGGAATAGGAAGCGCAGGGGGGGCCGCTATTGGTATTGCAATGCCAAACCTAATATCAAGACTTGTAGCCAATCCTAGATTTGTTAATGAAGCCAGGGCATACGCTATAGCCAGAAAAAATAACAATAAAATATATTCCGATACTTTGCTTAAAAGGATTGTCAAACTGACTGATACTGAAAAGAGATTAATGGATACTGAGCTACGCTCTATGAATGAAGAAGGAGAATAATTGTGCCAACTTTACATACTACGACTTATACGAGGGTATTTTCTGGACAGAATGTAAGCCCATCTTTCCCGCAGTATAATAGTTTTAATATAACAGGAAACATTCAACTCGCATGGGCAGCCAGTTTCCAGAATCTAAATCCAGTTGTTGCGGTTAATATGGACATCACTGCATCAGCAGGCGGATTCACTGTAATGATGCCTGATGCAGAAGGGGCTGGAGCTGGTTATGCGATTACAATAAATAATCCTGGTGCTTTTAGCTTTAATCTTATTGACAATCTTTCAAACTTGATTGTGGCTATTCCAAGCGGAACAACTAAACAAATTTGGCTTATAGATAATTCAACGCAGGGTGGCATATGGAGAACTTTCCCAAATCCAGGTGGTGGTTCTGCAGTTACATCGGTCAATGCTGCATCTGGAACAAGTAACTTAGTAATAACAGGAACTCCTGGATTGCCTATAATTAATGCTGGGACTATTAATTTTAACCTAGCTAATGACCTTCTTGCATTGACTCAATTTGGAGCCTCTGCAGGTGTCGCAGTTAGGACTGCAGCAAATACTTGGGCATTAAGGAGTATTAACGGAACTGCCGGACAAATTTTAGTTGCTAACCCACAGGGTATAGCCGGGAATATAACTATATCACTTTCTAATGTGCTTACAAATTTAGTTTCTATTGGCGTTGGAAATTTATCACTATCAGCTAATACTATATCATCAACAAATGCGAATGGTCCTATTATATTATCTCCACAAGGAACAGGATTAATTCAATTATCTAACAATACTCAGCTTTTGTCTGGATCTAGCTTAAAATATTTTAATACGGGCAATAACTTTTATGTTTCATTTAAAACCGGAACAACTTCCGTTAATCAAGATTTAATTTGGCCAACTACAGCTCCAGGTAATGGTCAGGTATTACAACATGGTTCATTGGGTCAATTACAATGGGCAACAGTTCCAACAACTGGTGGCGTAACAACATTAAATTCAGTTGCAAGATATTCTAACACTGGAGGTGCATTAACCGATTCTGTTGTAATATTAGATGGTGTAGGTAACCTGACTGGGATAAATTCAGCACAAATAAATAATATACTTCTAGGTACTGTTGGGAATTCTACAATTTCTACCCAATTAACTAATCAGGATCTAACATTTTCGCCAAATGGATTAGGATTTACAATTTCAAAAACAGATTTCCTTATTAGGAGGAATGTAGCATCACAATCTAAATTGAGGCTATATAATGATGCTGATAATTTCTATGCTGGTATAATGTCAAACCCTAATATGATTGCCAGCTATACGTGGCAATGGCCAATCGCTGGAAATGTTGCAGGATTTTTATTTACAGATGCAACTAATGTAATGTCTATAACTCCAATGGCGTCATTTTTCCCTCCTGCTAGTACGTTAAATGCTGTTCCAAGATTTGCAAATACGACGGGAGCTCCTTTAAAAGATTCTTTATTTGTAATTACGGATGCTGGCGCAGGTTCTGGATTAATATCTCAAACTATTGGTAATTTGTCATTTAATGTTAATGCTAACACAATAGAATCTTCTGTTGGTTTAACGTTAAAATCTGGCTCTACAGCTGGAACAACTATCAATTCTGTAACGAATGGTCCAATATCAATAACCACTACTGGAACTGGATTGATTTCATTAAATTCAGCTAATGGAATTAGTATTGTTAATACAAATGGATTTCTTAATTTAACAGCAGGTGTAGGATTTACCTTATCTGGTTCTCTGGCTAGCACAGTTTCTACAACTGCTGCATCATTAACAATTTCAACTGTTACTAGCGGAACACTCGCATTATCTTCTGCTGGTGACATGACTTTAGCATCTGCTGGCGCTAATTCAATAACCGCTAATAATGACCTAAATATTAAACCGGCATCTCCTGGTACAGCAAGAAAAATTAATTTTTTTAATGCTGCCACTACATTTTCAACCTCTATCGTAAGTGGTGTAACTTTAGCCAGCTTTACACTTACATTGCCTACAGCACTTTCTGCCAATACAGGAATAATGAAAGTTGATGCTACAGGGGCAATGTCAATAAGCGCATTAGGAACCCTTGCGGGTAATCTTAGAACTGATGGTGCTGGTGCCATTACAATTAATAATATTACTACTGCAGCGAATCAAGTTGCTAAATATAGTGATACGGTTGGAACAACTGCACCATCAACAATGTATTTAGATGCAAGCTCAAACTTATCAATCGGAGATACAACAATACCTGGAGGGGGCGCAACAAGTTCAGCTACATTTGTTGTAGGAACCGCTGCGACCTCTATTGCAGCCTCTCATGGAACATTACAGGCTAGAGATACTGGAGCAGGAATTGTTCCATCATGGTACGGAGCAGGAAATGGCGGCGTATCCGCCTCAGTTCTTCCAAACTCCATGACAAATAAGATATCTGTGTATATAAATGGTACTAGGTATTACCTGTTAGCTAGCACTAATGCTACCTAGAGGTCATCTATACACTTTTTAACATCGTATTCTGACTCAACGAAATAAATTGGGATCCCATATTCTTCCAGGGGTTCCAATTGTTTAATTGGCTTTTGCTTTTTATCAGATTCCCACCATAATGCGAAGAAATCAAAGATTGTTACATCTTTTTGCTGCTCAACTGGGCTCATCGTTCCAGGGCATAACACCCTAGTAACGCTTTCTTCTTTCCTTTTTATTAAAAAGGCATAATTCTTTGCTAATTCAAGTATAAATATATTCTCATCCTTATGATAAATATCATTAATAATATCCGGTATATTGACTTTGACTTTTTTAACTTCCTTTTCAACCTCTTTCTTTATATCGTTTGAGCACAACATTTTAGAAAGCAATGTTTCTATTGTGTCATCTTTAGACATCATTTTATTCTTTGCTAGGTAGGTACATAATTCCATTATTTTTTTTACATCTTCTTTATTATCACTTTTCTTTGCTTTCATTTGATTGCCCTCGCATTTTTAGTAATTTCCCCGCTAAATTTATAAACAAAATTTATGAAATCCGGCTTATCTTTAGCAAATATTCCAATTCCTTTTTCAAGTTCAATTATTTTAGGCATTATTTCCTTTAGGAAAGTAGCACCTTCCTTCGTTAATGCAGGATATAAAGCCCTTTTATCTGATGGATCCTTATAGATCTCAACATATTTTGGCATTGATCTTATACAAACCATCATAGATTTATAATTCATAAACATTTTATTGGCTATAAATCCAATATTATGACCTCTATATTCTGCCAAGGCATATAATAGATATACTTGATTCATGGTTACATCATATTCACGAAGATGCTTATTAAATAAATTTAATATTGACCTTGAAGCCATACAAATTCCAAGCCCCAAAAGCTCTACATCACAAGTTTCAAGTACAGAACTATCACTAAACATTACTTATTTATTCCTTAAATTATTAATGATTTATTTTTAGCGACAATTATTTTCTGTCCAGACCATTCAGGTATTTCGCTTATATTTCCGTCTAAAAACCCTATTTTATAATGGGTTCCATCTTTCTTTTTAACTATTAACTCGTTTTCAGAATATCCCCTACATAAAACAAATTCTGAGAATAAGGCGTCTTTAGTGAAATATCTAATAAACTCATGATTTAAGAATTCATTCAGAGAACGGAAATTAAATTTCACTGGATTTATATTTTTTTCAGCCAGAATTGGAATCATTTTCTCTTCTATATATTGCAAAAAAATCATTTAAATGAACCTCTTAATAAATGATCTTAAATATTTAAAATGTTTTTTAGTCTCAGGTCCAAGTAATGGTTCATATTCGTTAGAAGCTTTCTTTTCAAGAATGTTTTTTTCTATTTTTATACTATTAAATTTAAATAATAATTCAGTTTTTTCTTTTCTTAATATTTCAATTAATTCATTAGCAAATTTTTTATATATTTCAAGGTAGTCTTCTGCCTGAAGACCCCGTGGTAAAGAGACATCTAAGGTTCTAGATATCATAGAAAAATTCATTAAGTCCTTATCTTCAATCTCATACATATAAAGCCTATCAAATGAATTTTTCGTTTTTTCTAGATGTGGAATAAATTCATCTCTCTCTTTTGAAAATCTTTCATCTCCAGTTTGAACAGAGAGCATAGGAATACATTGCTCGAGTATATAAGATAGAAATTTCCATTTGACTCTCTCTAAATTAACCCCAACAGGTATTGCTTTTAATAACTTCATATCAAAATCATCGCTATCTTCCTTTGTAAACATAAAAAAGAATAAGTTTTTAATTTCATATATCCAAGCCGGTATCCCCAATGATTCCTCTAGGAATTTAGGTTCCAAAATAGGCAACTTAGATGAGATTGTTGATTTCTTAAGACTTTCATCACCATGATAGCTTATTAGTCCCATGACTTCCCCTTTTATAAAATAGTTGTTGACTTCAATTTAGGATGATAATACCATGTATATCATTTGTCAATCAATTGGGAGCTAATATGAGAAAGAAAACTAAAATTATAAATGTAAGGTTAACCGAGGAAGACTGGACATTAATTAAGAAAATGTGCAAGAAGAATGGTACATGGTCTGGCTCATGGGTTAGAACGCTTGTTTTGAAGGAGTTGGTTCGGATAGGCAAGAGAGCAAATGATGATCCGCATATTAGGGAAAAGGTTCAATAAATTTACTTTAGAAAGCTTTCATATTATAATTTAATTATCTGGATTTATAATGAGGATTTTATGATAGAAGGAATTAATCGAAAGGAATATGATGATTATCTAAAATATTATTGTGATTTAAATCATGATGTCGTTGATTTTAAAATTTTGCCAGCGGCTGCAAATGAAAATGAAAAAGTCATAAACGTGAATCTTAATCTTTTCTTAAGAATGTTAGGCGCCTCAAATGAAATCATTGAAGACGACTATAAGACGTTACAATTTATGTTTTATGTCAAATATACAATGGATGAAGCAAGAGCTATGCGTAATATTTTTGACAAGGAACCGGATTGCGATAAAGAATAATCAATTTTTTAAATATAGATTTGTTTGATTAATCGCATCTTCCATACTTTTACAAACTACACAATGGTATCCCTCGGCTTGTAATTTTGAAATAACTTCCTTTTGATCTGGACTCAGACGTCCTTTTTCATTTTTGAACTCAATAAACATTCCGTGATATTCCCCAGATGGTGAAAAAATTCCTAAATCAGGGAAGCCCTTTTTCATGCCTTCACGCTTTAACCTAGCGCCGTAGCGAGGTTCTCTCACTCCACCATTAGGAAATGATGATGTTACCTTAAAAACGTCAGGATGCTGCAATTTTAGCCACAAAAGATAATTACACTGTATTGATGATTCGCTTATGATTTTTTTCATATTTTAATTTGACAATTTGAAATATATATGTCATACATTATTATTCTATACTGTGTAATATTGGCAGCCATTTAAGTCTCCATTAGGAAAGTTCCCAAACCTAATCGAGCTTGAGAAATATGGTAATGGATTCTATACTCTCAGATATTTATCTAGCTGTCAAATTTTAATCTTGCAAAAATTGGAGGGGATTCCATTATGCCAGAAGTCGATTCAAGTCAAACTGACTCAATACCAAATATTGAGCCAAAGAAAAATAATGTGAGCAAATTATTAATTCATGAAAATCCATTGCAGATATTGCCATCTTTAGCTGTTTTGATTGGTCTCAATGAAGCAATCATATTGCAGCAAATTCATTATTGGATCTCAAATGAGCTAAATAAAAATATCGTTAATGGAAGGAAGTGGGTCTATAACACGTATGAGGAATGGAAAAGTCAATTTCCATTCTGGAGTAGGAACACAATCATTAGAACAATAGAGGCGTTGGAATATAAAAAATTAGTAATATCAGGGGAGTTTAATAAGTTATCTAGAGATAGAACTAAGTGGTATACGATAGACTACGAAAGACTAGGGTCTTTAGATATAGGTAAGTCAAAAAATTCCGGTTCCCATCTACCCAAAATGGGTAGTTGCATCTACCCAAATCTGCCAGATGGAGCTACCCAAAATGGGTATATGGGTCTACCCAAAATGGGTAGCTCTAATACCAGAGATTACTTACCAGAGATTACCAAAGAACATAATGTGCGATTTTCAAATTTCGAGAAAGAGTTTCAAGAATTTTGGAATTGCTACGAGAAAAAGGAAGACCGGAAAAAATGTGAGAAAGCATATGCCAAACTCCTAAAAGATAAGGGTGTTAACTTACATGAAAAAATCATGAATGCGATTTCTGCTCAGAAGAAATCTAGGGATCTTGCGGAGTCGTTTGGCATATGGCAGCCAGCCAGGAAGAATCCTTTGACATGGCTAAACGGAAATTGTTGGGAAGACGAAGTTAAAACGCAGGAGAAGCTAAATGCAGAACGTAACCGAATTGTTGGCAACTTATCAAAAAAACCAGGACGTAAGTCAACCGCCGATGAATATCATAACCTCAATGCGCGTGTCAGAGAGGCTGCCGATCGTGAAATCTCAAGAATTAACGAAAAGCTCAGAGCAGAATTCGGCGAGGATGCAGTTACGGACGACGAAGCTGGTATCGAAGATTTTTGATTTCTTGTCAGCAAATTACAATTTCGCATGGAGCAAGTGCCTTGAGCAATCAAGTTACGAATCTAGAGTTAATGTATGGTCAGAAGCAGTGTCAGGATTGACAAAAGAACAGCTAGCATATGCGAAGAAGAAAATACTGAATGGCGAATGCTATTTGGAATTTCCTCCGTCTGCAGCTCAGTTCAGGGTTTTGTGTAAATCAATGCCGGATAATTATTTTGATAGGAATTCTTGTTCGGAAATCATTAGGTTTGACCCAGCTTATGATAAGAATTGGTTTATGTCATTATCGAGTATTTATAAGCAAAAAGTTTACGAGGGGGCGATTCGAGTTTATCCGATGCTTGAGTATTTTTTGAAAAATAGCAAACAATCTTTTTTGGATGATGACTTTCAAAAAAGCGTCTGGATTAAGCCAATGATTGAAGCTTTTAGATCTTGCTACAAGATTGACTCGTTGATTGGGTTCAAATTCGAAAATTTAGGGGCCAAGGCTTGATTAAAAATCAAAACCAATATCTTTCCCTAGGGTGCTTTAAATTAATGCCTCCTAGGCGATTTTTAAAGGAGCTTTGATTTTTATTTTTTCTTGGGTTAATTTAGTTTTGAAAGTTTGCTGTATTAATGTATCATTGATTTTTTTATAGGAGATGAGAAATGTTAAAGAAAACTGTTTTAGGTTTATGTCTTTTTGCTCTTGCAGGTTCAGCTTTTAGTGCAGATGAATCTTCAAAAAGCAAATTATATGTAGGTTCACATGCTCAGGTTCGTCATACTAACTTTGACAAAAAGTTCGGTAGGTCAATTATGAGAAAAGTTCATAATCAGGGACATATTTTCCTTGGATTTAAACTAACCGATAATTTTGCAATCGAACTCGGTAGAGAATCCATGATCGCAAAACCCAAGAATACAATCTTGGCAGAAGGTAAGATGTTTAATGGTATTCCAATTTCAAAAGAATTGGCGCCTTCAATGTTCAATACAAAAATGAGTTTGAAAGCACTGAATCTTGATTTAGTTTATTACAAACAAATTTTTGATGGTATTCCGCTTAGTTTTGTTCCATCCCTTGGAATTAGCCATATCACGATTAATGTGACTAGGGATAATTTGCATTGTGGAAATTTTAGCGGAAAAATACCTTCAAGGATTTTCAATAAAAGCTTCCTGGCATTGAAACCAGGTGCTGCACTTCAATATGATTTTGAAGGCGGATTTTCTTTGAGAACATCTGCAGCATTTGTTAATACAAGCGGAACTCGTTTGCACACAACCGATAGTCATACATTTAAATTGAGAAGTAAGCCACGAGTTAATTTGAAAGATAGTTGCGTTTTTGGAATTGGATTTACTCAAAGCATATAAATCCTTGATAGCTTATGTTGTAAGTTCATTAACTTATAGAACTTATGACATAAGTTTATTATGATAGAATTTTGTTAAAAAATGTTTGGGGTCTCATATGGAAGCTTGGCAAAAAGGTGAGTTTGGCAATCCAGTAGGAATTCAACCGAAGGTAAATTCTCTACGAAAAGCCTGTCAGAATTTCTCTAAGCAAGCTTGGGATATATTAATTGAGATTGCCTCTAATCCAATGGGTGATGAAAAAAATAGAAGAGTTATAGCAACGTGGATGTTAGAGCAAGCATGGGGAAGAGTGCCTCAATCAATGGAAATCCAATCTGACGAAGGTTTATCTCCGAATATGATGAGTGCAGAACAGCTTAGAATGTTTGCATCTGGCAAAGTTAAAGAATTAGTAATTAATCTTCATCAAACCGGAAAGCTTGATGAATATTTAAAGTCTAATCAACTTAGTTTAGAAGCTCCAAAACCTGAGTAAAGGAGGGTGGCAATTTGCCACCTCCCTTTCGATTATTATTTTATTTTGTCTATTTCAGCTCTCATATCATTTTTAAGATGTGAAATGCTATTACGTCTAACTGTTATTATCGGATGCTGTATTGTTTGGGCTATGTAGCTATTATGCTTTGAGCCCAAACCTCTTTTGCCATCCCATATTTTTATTTCATATCCCCTATATATCATTTTATGTTGCATTTGTAGTTCTCACTCTTATGCTGCATTTTTTAATAAATGTAACAATTGATGAGAGTGTCCAATGTAAGCATTTTCTATATGTTCAGTAGACGGCTTTTCTCCACCAGAACCAAGAGTTGATGAAATGAACATCTTGTGCATAGAGTCTTCATCAATCTTAATTGATTTAACAGCCATATTTATTATATGTCCTATATTTTTAGGAAGGTGAACATGAGCTTTCAATGAAAGTCTTTCCATTTTCTTTATCTGTTCATTTGAAACGGTGTAGTTCCAGCCATTATCATTTATGGCGCATTCATATAGGAATAGACAATTTCTCAATGAGTCAACAGCTTCTTTCTTGTAAGGATTTGAGATATATCCCTTTTCCTCTATGATCTCAATTCCTTCCTTTAGCAAGGAAGTACAAAGATTCCACCTTAGGGGCTCCAAATCAACCCCAACTGGAATTGATTCTAGAAAGTCTATAGCAAACTGACCGCAATATTCATTAGGCAAGCATTCGAAAAATGAATCCTGAACTTTAGATAGCCAAAGAGGAATCCCAAGAGATTCGCTCAATGCTTCGTGAGACTTTGTATCGTAATCTTTACTAAGGACTTTATTTACGGATTTAATCGCGCATCCAATCGCGCAGGCTTTAAAATCTCCCCTTTCGTAAACCCCATAAGTTCCCTTGATAAGATTGTCTTGTTCCTGATGTTTCTTCATTTCGGCTATTATAGACTTCTTAAGATTAGCGTCGTTGTGATAACTTAATACTTTATTTTTCATGATTGCTCTCCAAAATAGTGTTTAGTAATTTTAACTCGCTACAAAGTACTTCTAACTTTTTACCTATCCTGTACACCGTTGACTCTACTTCTCCTAAAATATAACTTTCAGTAAGATAATCCATGGTTGGTTTAACTATGTTGATTTGCGAGCTCATAGCTCTATTCATAAATTCTCTCATGATTGCTCTCCAAAGAATTCCTTAGCTTCTTCAGTCATTTCCCCGGAATTAGAAGCTTCTACGACTTCGTTAGATTTCTCCAATAACTTTCTTTCAAACTGTTTCATTACTTTTTTCCATTGCGTTATTGACATTTCGTCAAGTGACTCAATCTTTAGGTAATCACAAGTTATTTTTAAATTGGCACCAATCTTTTCTGCCAATGTAACCAGCTCCATTATTTGCTCATCGTTTACTAGGTCATTATTTTGACATTCATTTTCAATTGTAACGCCTTCTACTTTCTTTGCATTTTCTGGTCTTCTATGAATGATTTTATTAGTAGGATAATCTTCTGCCTCTTCTTTTATTATGATTCCCCTCAATAAATCAGAGAATTTATCTCTAAGGCCAAATCCTCGAGCTCTCATTTGCAACATCCTTTCTGGATATTGAGTCCATGGACCAGCCTTTCCCCATAAATTTGCTTTTGTGGCTTTTTCTTTACTAAAGTTTACGGTATGCTCTGGTTCATTCTTTCTCTTTACGGTGCACGTTGCTGTCATAGTTTTAGAATCGAAATCTTCTTTCATGTATTCAAAGTCAGGAGATTGCTGGCACACTGCAAGCATTGCATCCCCCCAAATACTTGGTCTACCATTAATTACAGCTATGTTTTGTATTGATGCCATAGGTTTTAATCCAAGTTCTTGTCCAAACTGCATACAAACTAAAACATCTCCTGGCTTCCCTTTCATTGTAGTAGGGCAAAAGCTACTTGCTGCAATAATCTCACTAACTCTAATAGCATTTTCTAGCGTGCTGCATTCCATAAATCCTTGGTTTCTGTCTGAAATTGCTAACTCTGTACTCATAACGTTTATCTCCTTTGTGATTAAATCTTTAAAAAATTAATTAAACCATTCAATGCGCATTTATCTTCTGGCACTATATTCTTTAATGCCGATAATGCGGATGATCTTAATGTTGACAATACTGTCATTTCAACATCAAAATCATCTTCGTCTACCCACTCGCCTTCATACAATAGATTCTCAATCGAATTCACAGCTTTATTCCTTACCCATTCAGATATAGTTCTGTTTCTTTCAACTATCTTTATACCTTTCATTGCCACAAAAGAAACTATGCTTCTATAAGACGCTTTAGATTGAGAATTTATTGTTTTCATGCCGCCTCCTGCCTATACCATACGATATCGCCCGTTTTTGAATAAACTGGAGGGATAAAATCTTCACCATTTAACTGAAAGTGGATTTTATCTGTGACTAAAAGCCTTTTTGAACCATCTTTATGATATTTATCATAAAATTCGTTTTGACTCTTACATTCTGTTACATACTTCTTGTTTACAATGCTCATTTCGTTCTCCCCTTTGAAATTAACCTTTGTATTTTTAATATAGAATAATGAAAATCATTTGTCAACTATTTGTAAAACATTTTATTGTGTGTTATAATTAGTTTCGAAGGGTGGGAATAGATAGGGGCGAATATGGTAATGGAATTCACTATGGGTGATTTATTTTCACTAATAGTTGTGGTTGTATTTTTATGCTTATTTATTACAGAGAGGTGAATAAAATGATTGAATTTAAAGAGCAATATCCAAAGCTACCTAATAGCAATCAATGGGGAGCAGCATTGTCAAGTGTTGTAGACTTTATGGGAACATTACAGTTGGTGGTTAAAAAGATTGATGCTAGAGTAGCTAATCTAGAGTCAAGCGAGCGGAACAGAACAGAAGGAGATGCAGCATGACACTTTTCCTTATATACACAATTTTAATGACTGTTCTCAGTATCATTAATGGTATTTTCACGTATAGAATCTTTAAACATTTAGAAATGGGGGTTGATATGGGTAAGAATAAGAAGTATTTAAAGAAATCAAAAGAATCTAATGGGTATAATTCTCTTGGAACTGCTACAGAAACCTTTAAGAATCCATTGGATGGATTTAGAGCAGATTATGGCAATCAATTCGGACCGAGGCCTATTTTAAAAAATGAAGGAAATATGAACGGGGATGAATCTGATGTCAAAGAAGAGTTCGATGGCTCCTTCTCAAATCCTTTTGCAGATAGAGAGCTTGATTATTTGATTCGTCAATCTTCTCCAAAGACAGCCGAAGAATTATTGACGCAAGCCATAAGTTCAACTTCAAGCAATGAAGGAATGGGGCCGTATTCTTCATCAGGGGAAGGAAATGTATCTTTAAAGAATGATTCGTCTGGCTCTGATATGGTTAATATACCCGTCATAACTGACGAAGATGATTTACCAGAAGGAGATGAAAGAATGTTAAATAGATTATTATTCTTGTGCGATTATCTCAATGGTAAATATAGACCTTCAAATGTTAGTGACCAAGAATTTGAAGATATGAAGTGGGAAACCATAAATGAAACATATTGTCTTATAACTGTTGACCTTCCAAGAAGTAAAGCAGAAGTAGTTAGGAAATTCTTTAGAAGGCTTGATACAACCTATGCTAAACAAGATGGAACGTATTATTCCAAAGTGACAAAAGGTCAACTGGCAAAAGAGATTATTGAAGACTTAATTGAAGTCTATCCATGGAATGAGGCGCCTACACCTGGGTATATCAGAGTCGATACATTTTCAGAAGAATCATATCTTTATAAGGCAAAGAATGATCGTTTGCTTGGAGATAAACTAAAATATGCAATAGGGAATCTTGGAAGATCTGTTGAAAATCTTAATGAAATACTTTCTGGGAAATAGGAGATAATATGATTGATAAGAGTGATATTAAAGCAATGAAATGCCTGCTTAGAACGGCTGACCAGCAATTAGCTTCAGATTTGAGTTGTAAAGATGTTTTTACCGATGAAGAAGCTGAAAAAATATTAGGAAGAAAGGTGTGGTTCCCGTCTTTTAAACCGGATTTAGAGATTCTTTCAGGAAAATAGGAGGGTATTATGGATAATATTATGCTGCCAATATTAATTATGATTTTTTGTATTATAGCTAATGCAATTATTATGTTTGTCGGAAGAAATAAATGAATCCGATATCAAAAGAGTTCGTGGTTTTAGTGTGTATCCTAGTGGTTCTGTTTAGGATTTTTAGTAAGTTGGAGGATATTGTATGCTTGATGTAAATTCATTCGAAGGTGCCAATTTAATTGAATATAGAGGCTATAAGATTAGAATATGGAGTGATTCTTGCCTTGCTAGTATGCCTCCTATTCCTGTGTATAAAGCTGAAACAGATAAATTTCCTGTCATTAAAATGGAGGATATAGATGCTGAGGAGTTGGAAAAGGCAATGAAGTTGGCGATAGATAAGATTGAGGATGATTTAAAGGAGGAGTCAGATGTTTAAGGTTATAAGTAAAAAGAACTGGGTGGGAATTAATAATACATTAGTAGCCATTAAGAAGATTTCCAGTAATCCTAAAGACGGGGAAACTGTTGATATACATTATATAAATTTACTGATAAAAAACTTAGAGGCAGGTATAGGAGAATTAGAGAAATTAAATGCTTGATTGGATAAAGGACAAGATTGAATCATTGAAGTTCATAAGTAGGCCATTGAAGATACGCTCTTATACTGAAGTGAAGAAGGAAGGATGTTACGAGGGAATTATGGTTTTCTACTCTAAAATGTATAACATGAATCATGATGATATAGAGAAAGCAATAAGGCTTATAGGTTATATGGAATTTGATCGTGGACATATGGGATTTAGTGCATTTACATGCATTAAAGAGAGATTTACGAGAATGCAGATGTTTGGAGAAGATGGAACTGGCTCTGGATTAGGAAGCTTTAATTTTTATGATTTATTGCGAAAAGGGTATCAACAAGCTCAAAATCCCCATCGACAATATGGACAATATAATGGTTGACAGCTTGTAGAATATGTGTCATATTTAAGTAAAGGAGATTTAATATGAAGAGTAAACAAAAAGAGATTGATTTGATTAATTTTGGACCAAATACATTAGACGATTTAAATGAGGATTCAATCCGATTGGTTAATGAACTTATGCAAGAAATTGATATAAGTCTGTCAAAATTAGAGGGAAAGCAATATTTTAGATCGATACATAAAATAATTTATGAATTACAAGATAGGGCTTCAAAATATCAAAATAAAGTCATGGAAGCATTCCGTGAATATATGCTTAATAGGTAATTAAAGGAGATTAAATTATGAAAAGAATATCAGTGCCACAAATACAAATACATCCTCCAGAAATGGGAATTAAATCTGATCCTATGTATTTTAAGACAAGTGACGGAAGAATTTTCAATGTGATTCCAGGTGATGATGGAAATGTAATGCTGCAAGAAATTATTTTAGAAAATAAATGTAAATGTAGGTGTTCAGATGAAATGGATATATTTAGAGAATCATATAGAATGGAAAGTTTTGATGAAAATAAATTTCAATGGCTTGTTAGTAATACATGTCATTTGTGCGGAAGAGCAGAGCATGGATATGTAGACTTTGGTTCATTTAGTTGGGGATCTCAGGATTAAAAAGTGAATGATTTTTTAATATTTGTTCTAGGCTTAGTAATTGGATTCTCGATTGCATTCAAATTGCTAAGTGATGATGGTTTTGTATAGGAGATTCAGATGGATAGTTGTACTGATTGTGAGGATTGCAAGCGTATAGCTGGTGGTTTTGCAAATGGAATGAGATGCGACAAACACGGTGTAGGAATGATTCATAATTGCATTCCTGCAGTGAT